TTAAGTGGCTTTCAATTGTAGTAGCGATACTTGGCGGCTTTTTCTTACTTCATATTGCAACGCTGATTTTAAAATTAAAATGGAATATAACTTTGCCTTATTGGCTTAATGCTATACTGTAGGAGATAACAATGGATAAAAAATTATTTGAAGCAATTTGCACAACAAATAAAATGCAAGAGAGCGGTGGGGATTACGAAGCTTTCGAAAAGATGATAACTGGTGTAAATGAACTTTACGAAAGAAACAGAAGAATGGGCGCAGACGATGACTCTCTCGTTCAGCTGATGGTTGATGTTTTTGATAACTCAGACGTTCCTTCTGACATCGTTCGTAAACTTGCCGCAAAACTTATGGAAGTTTTTGAAGCATAAATTAAAAATAATTGTTAATATTTTTATATGAAATGTCGATAATAATAAGGTAGCAAGGATGCTACCTTTTTTTGCCTTAGGAGGTGCTTACAGTTTCATTCATATTTACAGAAATCGAGCCTAGAAAAATGTTTGGTCTTTAGCCAAACATTTGAATAGGCTCAAAATCAACTAACTATATTAGAAATGATTGAAATCCACGTTAGTCACAGGGATCAGTATTATCTGGTGCAAATCATAAAATGAAGTCAGATTTGACTCTGACATAGTAGGCAGGGAACGAGCCGAAAGTACAAATGCGTGTGGAGCACCAAGCAGTGCTGTGAAGCACGAAGTTTCTAATCCATCAAGTCGAGTACTCGGCTCGTAAGATTAGGAAGATATTCGGTCTTTAGCCGAATATCCGTTCATATGATAATTATTACAAAAGCTTTGAATGAGCAAAAGTTGGGATTAAGAGAAAAGAAGAATGGTGCTTATTATGAGAAGCATCATATACTTCCAAAGTCAATATTCCCTCTTTGGAAAGATAGACTTTCTAATCAAGTGCTCTTAACTGCAAGAGAACATTATTTTTGCCACCAGCTTTTGGTAAAGATTTATCCTACAAAAGGAATGATATTTGCTTTATGGAGGCTATCACATTCAGGTAAGCATAAAGTTTCAAGTAGGGAATATGAACGATTGAGAGTTTTGGTAGGACAAGCATCATCAGAACTCAATAAAGGTCATATATGTTCAGACGAGGTTAAGAAACATTTTTCAAAAATATATTCTGGTTCTGGGAATCCTATGTATGGTCGTTCTGCTATACGAGAAATGGATGAACAAACACTTAAAGAATATAAAGAAAATATGTCAAAGAAATTAAGCTCAGTGGAAAGAACAGAATCTTGGAATGATAATATTTCTAAATCTTTGAAAGGACATAAAAAAACAGACGAACATATTGAGCATATAAAAACTTCTATGAAGAACAGTGATAAATGCAAAAATCAAATTAAGAGGCTTGCAGATATTCATAGAGGAAAACATTGGTTCAATAATGGTGAAGAAAATATTCTTGATTTTGAGTGTCCTGAAGGCTTCAAAAAAGGCAAACTTCAAAAGCCTATCAACGAAGAGACTAAGAAGAAAGCAAATGAAGCTCGCTTAAAGTTTGGAAAAGGAAAACATTGGTTCAATAATGGAAAAGAGAACATTTTCTGTTATGAATGTCCATCTGGCTTTGTTGCAGGTAAACTTTGTAAGCCATACAAAACACGGAAGTGATGACTCTTAAGGAGAAGAAAAATGGTTATCAATCACAATCTTAGTTCAATGTTCGCCTCTCGTATGGAGAGAATAAATGCAAAGGAAGTTCAAAGTTCTATTGAAAAATTATCTTCAGGTCAACGCATAAATAAAGCAAGTGACGATGCAGCTGGTCTTGCAATAAGTGAAAAATTGAGAGCTCAAATCAGAGGTCTTAATCAAGCAAGCAAAAATACTGAAAATGCTATAAGTTTCATACAAGTTACTTCTGGCTATCTTCAGGAAACAACAGACATCTTGCAGCGTATCCGTGAACTTGCTGTTCAGGCATCAAATGGTGTTTACAGCGATGAAGACAGAATGCAAATTCAGGTAGAAGTTTCACAGCTTGTTGCTGAAGTTGACCGTATCGCATCTACTGCTCAGTTCAATGGCTACAATATGTTGACAGGTCGTTTCGCAAAAGAAACTGACAACTCAATCACTTTCCAAGTTGGCGCAAATGTTGACCAGAACATCAAGATTAACATTGCATCTGCAACTGCTGAATCTTTGGGACTTCGCGGAAAAGGGCAGGATGGTGAAGACGGAGCTCTTGTATCAGTTTCAGATACTGAAACAGCAAACCGTACACTTGCAACAATCGACGAAGCGTTGAAGAATGTAAACAGACAGAGAGCCGACCTTGGTGCTGTTCAGAACAGAATGGAGATGGCAGCAAAAGGTATCAACGTTGCAGCAGAGAATATGACTTCATCAGAAAGCATTATTCGCGACGCTGATATGGCAAAAGAAATGGTTGATTACACAAAGAATTCAATTCTTCAGCAGGCTTCAACAGCAATGCTTGCGCAAGCAAACAGTCAGTCACAGAATGTATTGCAGCTTTTACAGTAAAGGCAACTGAGGCTCAATTGGGTGGGTAGTTGCCTAGTATTTAAAAAAGAGCTTAACTAGGGGAACTTCGGTTCCCCTTACTTTAATTTGAGGAGATTATAAATGAAGAAGTTGTTTGCGATATTTGCAATGCTATTCGCAATTTGTTTTACAACATTTGCTGAGGAAAAGACTTTCCTTAATGCAAGTACTTTTATCGAAAACGCAGTTGATGGTTATTCCTATGAAAATTGGGAAGTTCGTCCAATGTCATCTCTTAAGGGAGTTCCTTATCAGATTAAGATTGTTGATGGCAAACTTGCTGTTTGTGTTCAGAACATTCCTGAAAATCGTTATGTGTATTATGACATTGTGCCGCCATACAATCCTATTATAACTGAAGCTGATAAAGAGTTTGGCTACTTGACAAATGTTGGCACATTAAAGAAACTTGGTATTACAGTTAATGGCATAAACAGAAATGATGAAGTATCAATATTTTTAGCAACTGACCCAAATGACCCAGTAGGTAAAGAATATAAATTCAAAGGCGACTTGCAGACTATTGGTGAAGTTGTTCTTGAATGGGATAACCTTGAATATGTTGATGACCCTAATAAAAGAGATGTTTTGAATTACCCAGCTTATGGTGGAAAGGCAACAAATGAACTTTATATTAGAGCAATTCGCATAAGAACAATCCCTATCACAGGTTATGATGTTTCAGTTGTTTACATAAGTAATGTAAAGGTTATTTATGATCTTGCTTATACTGAACAGGAACTTGAGATTATTAAGTCAACAGATGAAACTTTCAATTTGAAGTCAGGTGATAAGACAAAGGTTGAAGAAAGAGAAAAAGAAGCAATCAAACTTAAAGCTGCACTGATTGAAAGAGAAAAAGAAAAAATGGATTCTTCAGGAGATGCAAAATAAAATCTAGGGTCTCGGACTCTATTGGCAGGCCGAAGCCTGCCTTTTTTGTTAATATCATTATATGCTAGGACCTAAAGGTAGTATCTCTTTAGAGATGAAAGATGATGAAGCTCATTCAATATGGAATATGTTCAGTAATTGGTGCAGCGACGTTACAAAAGAACAAGAGAAAGAAAATAAGAGACTTAAAAAAGAAGCAGATAAACTTGTAAAAGCAACAAAAAACTTGAGAAAAAAGTTCAGATGCCTGACGGCTCCTTGCTTACTGTTTATGAAAATAAAGATGATGATGCGCCGCAAGTAGTGTATGGCAAACTTGCTCCTGTCGTAACAACAGGCGTTATTGGCAATAACGGGAATGCTATTACTTTAGCTGACCCTATATCACAGCTTCAGGTTCGACCAATATTCCCATCAGCGATATTAGGTGGTTCATTAGAAAATATCAACCTTGACGATTATACTTATGAAGAGTTGAGAGAAATCGTTTTTGGAGACGGTAATAAAGCCGAGCTTACTGAAGAAACAATTGAAAAGATTTTGGATAAGTACCCAACATTCTTTGATGAACAGGACTTGGAACTTGCTGACCACGACTCTGATAAAAGAGTAAGTAAATTGTTCAAAGAAAAACCTATGGCTCCGCCATCAGATCAGTTGTACCTTCAAAAAATACAATTTACTAAACCAAAGAAGAGAGGTAAGAAGTAATGTTTAATATTTATCACGTAACAAAATCAGGTGAAAGAACTTATTATGAATCTTGGCCAACAGAAGACTCAGCTCATAAACAAATGTTGGCTTTGACAGGATTTGACAAAGACGCTGAAACCTCAAAAAGAAAGGATTGGTACGAAGTTGTTGAGGAGATTTGACGCACGGTCTATATTTGAAAGGGAGGCAGCTGCTTTGAAAAATAAAACAGAAGAAGAATTGGCATCGTCATTCAATTAGTTTACTCCTGAGAATATGTTAAGACTCGTTCGTCTTCAAATGTCTTTCAGCGGCAGTATTGATTTCAAAAACGACCCAGAAGAAGTAATAAAACAATATGTTTTTGGAGAAGACGGCACTCAAAAAGCTGAACTTACTGAAGAAGCAATTGAAACAATTATTGACCGCTTTCCAACATTTTTCGATAAAAAGGATGTTGAAGAGTCTGAAAAGAATGTTCAAAAAGGCCCAGGTGTTCCTATAAGAAATCGCATATTTTCTGAATTTTCAATGGAAACACAAAAAGACTCAATTGTCTATATAAAGCCAAAATACTCTAAAAAAGAAGCAAAAAAGTTGTTAGAAAATTGGTCTTCAATTAAACTTCCTGAATAACTTCTTTATATTATTTTTGTAAGGAGTTAATATGAAAGCATCAGAACTTGCTAAAAAATACAATTGGGGAATGCCTACTGTCTGCCCTTGCTGCGGCACAGAACTTGAAATCAATGACAGTGGAGAAGTTTTTTGCCCAAACGATTCCTGCGCAAAGAAGATTGAACACGCAATCATAAAGATGTCAAATAAGTGGAATGTTCTTGAAATTGGTCCACGAGTTGTTGAAGACTTTGTAAAAGAAGCAAATATCAAATCCCTTGCACAATTCCTTCGTGAAATCGACAGCCCAGTTCTTGATAAAATCGCAGGCAAGAATGCCGAAAAAATCCGTAAAAATCTTAAGGCAGCAATGTCAAAGAAAAGAACACTTGCCAACTTTATCTCTGCTTTCGATATTGAAGACTTCGGCGAAAAGCGTTTGCAGTCTTTAGTTGACGCAGGTTACAACACAATCGAAAGTTTCTTTGAAAAAGCAAATCCTCGTGACATATCAAATATCAAAGGTTGGACTTTGGAGTCAGGCATTAAAGTTTTGCAGGCTTTGTCAGAAATCAAAAAAGATCTGCTTGAAGTATCAAAACTTTGCAATATCGGTGAAGAAGAAAAGGTTGCAGGTGGCGTTCTTGCAGGAATGAGTTTCTGCTTCACAGGCGCAATGGCTTACAAACGAGCTGACCTTGAAAAAATGGTTGTTGATAACGGCGGAACTGTTTCCTCAATAAATAAAACACTTACATATCTTGTTCAGGCTGACCCAGACTCAACCTCAGCAAAATCAGAAAAAGCAAAGAAACTCGGTACAGCAATTATATCTCCTGAAGCATTCCTTGAAATGTTACTAAATATCAATAGGAGATATTTATGAAAATGACTGAAAATGAAGAGGGTCTTCCATATTCAAAAGTGGCTGACCTTCTTAGAGCAGCATATAGAGCAAAAGCAAAAACATCTGATGACCCAGTTCACGAAGAAGTTGCTATAACTGTTTATTGTGGTGCAGGCTTCAATGTTGGCATTACTGCAACGGGCTATGAAGACCCAGACGCGGCTGGTAAAGTTTGCTTTTATGTTTCTCAGCAATATGAAGACGAGATTGGTGAGATGAATATGGGCGGTGATTTGAAACAAGCTATCAAAGGTTTGTTTGAAATGGCTTCAGATGTATCTGAGATGGAAGACAGAGTTTACATTGACGATGCAGAACTTAAAAAACTTGAGGACCTTTCTGCAGGACAGGGCTTTCTTTTTGAAAATCTTAAAACAATGGAAAGAATATCAGAAAGCAAAAAGTTGTTAAAAGAAGGTAAGTTCAAGAGCGCACAAATAAACTTTATTGATTTCGTAAACAAGCTTCAGCAGTTCCTTGATACTGCAGCTCCAGGGATGGGACTTGAAGTTGTTGAACAAACTCTCGGAATGGGCGGTGCTTTTATCAAAATCGAACAGAGAGATGAAAACGGTAAAGCTCCTGATGACGGATTTGAGTCTTGGTTGGATTCAGATGATTATGACGAATACGAAAAAGTAATGGGAGAGTAAAATGAACGAAGTTGTAAGAGTAACTGATTATGAAGGCGGAGATCTTTTTGAGATTTCAATTGAAGATATTCTCCGTGATATTTCAGGCCATCATAACATTACAATAAATAATGATGATGGACAGTCATATTCATTTGATAATGAAGGTGATTTAGAAACTGCACAAAGAGCTTTTAACAATCTTAAAGGTGGAAGAAAAGTTCAGGCAACTGTTTTCTATAACGAAGATGGGGATGAAGTTTCAGGCGATGAGCCTTGGGAAGATGAAGAAGATTTGTTCTGCTATATCCCAGAAGGTTACGAAGAATAACAAAATAAAAAGTTAAAAATATATGGGTACCGCAATGGTACCCTTTTTTGTTAATATATTCTATATTATGGTTGCTATAGAATATGACTCATCTGATAAAAATCTTCTTATTAAGATTGGTGGCGATAATTTCCGCGACCTTGTTGATTTTTTGAAAGAAGAAGGTTGTCGATGGAATGCCACATTAAAAAGATGGACTCTTAATGTAACAAGATATGAAGATTTTTATAAATCTTGTGTTGACTTTGGTGAGCAGCCTGAAGTTGATTTACTTACTGAAGAAGAGATAAAACTTTATCACGAAAACTTAAAAGAACTTAAAATATATCGTCGAACTTACCGACAAGAATTGATGAACAATCCGCCTCTTGTTGGAAAACATCCTTATGAAAGTTATCAAATACAGGACTTATTAAGAGGACTTTGTCAGAACAGATTTTTATATCACCACGAAATGGGTTTAGGTAAATCTTGGATTCTTGCAGGTTTAATCGAACATAAAAGATATTACGGTGACATAAATAAATGTTTGATATTTTCTTCATCAATCGGTACTCGTAATGTTAAAGGTGAATTGTTGCTACACGGTAAGAATATGAGAGATGAAGATATTCTTACAATTACTTCTATGGCAAAAGTAAAGTTTGAAGACCGCGATATTTTCAATACTGAAAAGTATCCTCAAACAATTATCATTCTTTCTTACGATGCCTTGAAGTCTGTAAGTAATTATTATTATGATATTAAGTTTGCAACAAAAAAGAATAAGCATCCTTCTACGGGCACAGCTTATACTAAAAATCCAATGCCTATCAAAGAATGGCTTGACGGACACCCAGGTGGTTTGTTTCTTGATGAGAATCATTACTTAAGTTCACCTACCTCAAGACGAACAAAGATTATGAACTTTATTGTTCCGTTCTTTGAACAGAGATTTGAGTTTACAGGAACTCTTGCAGATAAATATGAAAAATTGTATGAGCCTTCAAAGATACTTGACCCTGCTTTAGTTGATGGTATGGACTATCAAACTTGGTGTGCAAAGTATAATGATATTGGTAACTCTTACAGCCCTTATGCAATCAATCCTAATGGTTGGAGACTTGACTTACTTGAAGAATTCAATAAAAAGATGCTGAAGCATTATTGTGCAAAGCGTCTTATGATTGATTGTCTTGACTTGCCATTGAATTATGAAGTCCCAACAATGTTTATGGAGATGTCGCCTTTACATCGAAGAATATATGAACGCTTCAGCAATTTTACTGCTGCTGAACAGGCAAACATTGCAAGTGAAGGTGGTCAGAGCTTCTCTGAAAGAATGAAGAACTTATTTCAGTATTTTCAAACTTGTGTTGACAACCCAACTGCATTATTGAATAATAAAAAGTTTGAGTACTTCCCAGAGGACCTAAAAGAAGACATCAGAAAGTTTGATTACAATAAAGACTATAATAAGATTAAACTTGTTGATGAAATCATTGAAGAAAGAACTGATGTTGATGGACAAAAAGGTATCATTTGGTATTTCCACCCAGAGACAATGGTTACTTTGAGTGAAAGATATGCAAATTATAATCCTTGCATTATTTCAGCTGATGTTCCGATGGACGACCGCATTCCTTTAGTTAAGAAGTTTTTGAAAGACCCTAAGCAAAAGCTTTTGATTGCTTCTATTAAAGTTATGAACACATCTGTAACTTGCGTTGAATGTAAATATGAAGTATATGTTGAAAAGACATATAACTTTGTTGAGTACACTCAGTCAAGAGGCCGTATATACCGCCCAGGGCAGACTGAAGTCACAAGAACATATTCTTTAAGATATGATAATTCAATCGACAACTTGCAGGAATTGAACTTGGAGACAAAAGGCGAAACACTTAACTCTTTGTTCAATCAAAAATATATCAGTGAAGGCATTTGGAAAAAATTGTTTTCTTTGCAAAAAGGACAAACAATCTAATTATTATATTGGAGGTTTTGATGTTAATAAGTGTATTACTTATTCTTAATATTGTCATAGGACTTGCAAATCTCATTGTGACATCAAAAGTTTTGGACAAGAAAAAGAAGAACACATTATTCAAACAACACGACAACTTGGTTGATATTGAGAACAATGTGTTTGAAGACCTTACTGCATATTGTAAGGAAAGATATAATCTCGATGTATTCCGTTGCTTCGATACAGACCAGATTTCATTGGCTTACAAAAAGGACGACAAGAATGTAATTATTCTTGAACTTAAGTTCCCTTTAAGAGACCGTGGTTCAATGGAATATCAAGCAGCAATTGAAGGTATGAAAGAAGAGATTGACGATTGGAGGAAAAAGAATGCTTAAGTTGGACAGCTTAGATTGGGAGTACTTCCCAGAAGGACAGGTTCAAGGTTTGAACGGTCTCGTGTTTAGATTTTCAGATGACGGAAGAAAGTTTACAATTCCTGAAGGACAGAAAGAACCTGCAAGAGAAGACCTTACAAAAGAATGCGAGGCTGTTCTTGAAGATGTAAAAAAGAAGCTTGAAGAAAAGGGACTTGAAGATGATTGGATTGACTTCCTTCTTTCAAAAAAGTATGGTTTCTTCATCGGTGAAGATATGGCAAACAAAAATTGTATTGACGAGTCAATGATTCTCTTTGCAATGATTTCTCATATTTCCCACGATTTACAGAATGAGGAGACTGTTGAATTCCGTAAGCAGCCTCCAAAGTTTGCTTTCAAAGGAAAGCCTATAAATTATTCAGGTGTAAAACAGTTTTACGAAAACTTCAACGTTGTGTTAATTGATTGTGATACTGAAGCACCAAAGAATATGTTTGCATTCCTTGATATGTCAAAAAATATTTTCTCAAACTGTCAGTGTGTTTGTAAGAACGCTGATGATGTTGAAAATTTTTACAAAAATTATGTTGAGTCACAGACTGCTCAATGTGATAAGAACCGTATATCGGTAATCATTGAAGACTTGACAAATGCAAAAGAGATTATCGCAAAGGCAGCTGAACTTCAGATTCGTTGTCAGATTTCTCATAAAGCAGTTGGGTCTGAAGTAGGAAGATTCTAATGAAAGTGGGAAGCCACGTTTTTAAGATTAGCACAAGTACAGAAACGACTCTTGCTTATCAAAAATATAAAAACGCAGGCTTCCCTTTAATATGTCCGTGTCATTTAACAAATACTGATGAACTAATCATAACTGACGAATTAACAAAAACTTTAATGTTGCTTAAACTCGTCAGAAACAATCAACTCACAATCGCTTACACAAAAGATCTTGCAGAAAAATAATTATCTATCAATAAGAAGTTTTCTTAATTCAGCGTAATGTTTCCACATAAAGATATTTTTAGGGTTGCGGTCTTTTGCTTGTTTTTCATCAAACATACCTTTATTCTTATCTTTTTCATTACCCTGTAAATCTTTCTTTGCAGCATCTTTAACTTTATCAAAAGTCTCAATAGCAAACTTTGCAATTGCAGAGTTGTCACTCAATTCTTTCTTTGCATTACCAATGCCTGACCACTTCATAAGCTGATCTTTCAATGCTTTCATCAATTCACTTTCGCGCTTTGCTTTATCGTGTGGCTTGCGTCTATCACAATTTGCGTATTCGTTCATAAATTTCATTATTGAACGAACATAATTGATAAACTGCATATCAAGATTGTTTTTACCTTCTTTTTGAGCGGCAACCCAATCTTCTTCTTTTCCTGTGTATTCAAGTTCTTTATCTGTGTTCAAAAGAATTTCCATAAGTTGGTTAATCTTTTGGTTATTTTGATTTTCATAAGACTTACCAAGATTGAATACACGGATGTTTTGGTAAGCACCTGCAAATTTCATTAAATACTGATACTGCTTTGTAGGAGCAAAAATGTTTATATTTGCGCCTGTGCCTGTATTTACTTGCTGTTCAACTTCATTACCTTGAGCATCTTTTACTTTTTGTGTTACAGTTCCTGCTTTTTGTAAGAATGCTTGTAATGTCATTTGTCCATCTGCTTCAAGTGAAAAGTCTGGAGCATCAGGTGACATTTGCTGTGCAACAGTTTCAAGGTTTGCAACTTTCTTTGGGTATTCAACCAACAGGCTTTTAAGTGCCGCGCCTTCAAGTCTTGCACTATCAACAGTTGTAAATGATCTTCTTACATTTTGTAATTTAAACTTTCCTATAAGAGGTTTTGTATCATTATCAAAAGCTTTAATGTTAGCAAGGTTGATATGGGCAGCATCACAAAGAATATATGTAACAGAACCTGCATCGTTGAATGGTTGTTGATTATTTTGCTGAACAGGTTTTGCCTGCTGTGTTTGTTCATTTTGAGGCAAAGCTTGAGCGCCTCTTGCAGCTGTATCATTTTCTCTCAAAAGAGCTTCTGTCATCCACGGCATCTTAAAGTATCCTTTTTCTTTAAGGATGCTCATAACCCATCTTTCCAATGAAGCATATTGCTCTGGGCTGTCAGAAGGATGGTCTTCATCAATCTTTCCTGCAACAAATCCGACAATGCCATCATCAGGGTCAGTCATTCCTGCGTCAACATATTCGTCATACTTATCTGCCCAGAACACAGCATCTGCTTCCATTCCGTCATAGTAGTCATAGTTGTTACTTTCTCTAACTCTTACAAAGTTTTCAGGTACAACTTCGATTGACTCAAACATATCGCCGTAAACTTCAGGAATTACTTTTGAGTATTGATGATACTTTTTACCTTCAACCATCAAAACCAATTTATTACATTTCTTACTTGCAGCTTCTTCAATTAAATTATCAACAAGCTCAGGAGAGAAAGCTTCATTTTCTCTTATAAGTGTTGCGCCGTCATCAATATCATTTACGATTGAATTAACTTGCTGTTCTGCAAAGTATTCAACCTCATCGTTTGCAAAATAACATATACCAGTCATAATAAATTAGTTTATTGCAACTAAATAATAAAGTGGAGATAAATAATGAACAATTTTGATAATGTTTACTGTCTCGGTATTGAATGTCGTAAAACTGCAAATACTGAAGGCGATTATTGCAGAGGTCTTGAAAAAGGCTCAGGCTGCATTGATAATGTTATTCCATCTGAACGCCCAGAACACGCTGCACTTAAAGACGCTGTAAAGGGAAAAGGTTCTGTTGCTGCTTGTGCTGAAGTTAGAGCAACACTTGCAGGAAACAAAAAGTATTTGGTTGTTATTAAGACAACAAAAACAGAAGAAAAGGGAGGTGGATTTGAGGTTTATTTGTTCTCTTTAGCAAATGGACTTTATAATAAAATGGGCCCATTCCCAACTTTGGATTCGGCTCTTTCCAGAGCAGACTGCTTTGGCTTATTCGAGGCAAAAATGAATACTGATGAGAAAACAAGAATTCGTGAAGCTGTAGGTGACTACCTTTACGATGATGAAGACGGTCTTCCTGTTTATGACGGCGGAGTTGAAGATTTTGATGCTGAAGGTTATGATGACTTCGTTTATGACGGCGAAATGGAAGACGGTTTCAATTCTAATGTAAATGGCATCGAGAACGCACAGGAAGCTATGTGGATGGATGAAGAAGAAAATGACATAGCTGACACAGGCATTCCTGTATATAAGAAAGGTTTTGGAAAAGACTCTGACAAACTTTCTGACGAGTACTTGGATATGATTGCAAGTGACAATGATGATCTCACTGATAAAAATCACAATACCTTTGTTGCAGCTGATGTAAGTCCTGAAACAGTTGACTACGACCCTCTTGAAGAGTCAAAGAAACAGCTTTTCGATAAACTTCTTAATGAATAAAGTCGACTGTTAATATATAATAGTTGAGCGTTCATATACCATAAATATGAACGCTTTTTTCTTTTTAAAACTAAATATATAAGAGGTATCTTTTAGATGGCAGATGATATTTATAGAAGTGGAGAGGCTCCTAAATCAAGCATATTGAAAAGTTCATATGTTTCTCGCCTCTCATCATTATTTGGCTTTAGAGCAAAAAGAGACGAAAAGAGTGATGACCCTTTAGTTAAAAAATATGGTATGGAGTTTGTTCGTGTTGACTTGAACAACGATGCATACCGCTTCAAGAACGCCGCTCTTGGTTCAGTATTCAAATCAGAACATCTTACAGAAAATGTTGAAAAATACTTTGATGCTTATATGCAGGAGACAACTCTTTCATATAACGACATTCAGGATAGACAGCAAAGACTTAATGAGTTGTCATTCTTTTATTACAATGACGACTTCGGTTATCGTGTAGTTGAACTTTGTGCTGCAGAAGCAACACAGCTTGATGTTCAAAACCGTATCTTGACAGTTGACTCTCCTAACGCAGCGTTCTCTTCAAAGTGTTATGAATTGTTTGCAAGATGGGGTATCAATCAACAAAGATTGCAGCAAGTATGCCACGACCTTGAACTTTATGGTGAATCATTCTGGCTTCACAAAGTAGGTCTTAATGGTATTGAAGGTATTAAGCCTATCAAAGTCAATTCAGTTATGGAGAGACTTGAGTTTAACCCAATCAGAATGGCAGAATATCTTTCACAGAAAAATGGCTATCTTTCTGCAAATAAAAACCGCGCCGAGAAAATACAAAAGCTTGTAGATATAATTATTGATAAGAAGACAATGGACCTTGATGAAAACATTGCAGATTCTTATGATGCTAAACTTTTGGGATATGAATTGTATGACGGAAATATTTTACCACCTTGGGAAGTATCACATTTCCGTTACAATGCAGAAAACTCTGAATTCTATCCTTATGGTCGTCCGCCTCTTTTAGGTTGTATTTCACCATTTAAGTTGGCTTTCTCTGCAATTATGTTGCAAGGCCTTGCAAGACAAATGTCATTCCCAGTAACAATTTATGGTGTACAAGGAACTGAAGGTATGGGACCTGATGTTGCTTTCGAACACGTAAATGAAGTTCGTGAGGAATATGATAATATCGGCGTAAATCCTGCAAATGCGGGTAATGAAGTTTACACTGTAAATACAAAAATTTGGGCACCTAAGGATTTGATTGATGTTGAAGTAAAAGAGTCAAAATGTGACATTGACTTCGTAGGCGATATTGAACTTTACCAAGACCGTGTTGCTCGTGCATCAGGTGTACCTAAGGCATATCTTGACCAAGAGTTTGGCGGATTTGGTAACTCAGGCATTTCATTGACAGAACAGTACAAGCCGTTTGCTCGCCACGTTTATACAATTCAATCAGCCTGTCTTGATGGTATTGGTGAACTCATAAGATTGCATTTTGCAATCACAGGTGAGTTTGATTATAACACTCCATTCGTTCTTTCAATGCGTTTCCCTGCTGAAGAGATGGGACAGGAAAAACGTGAAGCTCGTATGGCAACTCTTGAAATGACTCAGACCATTATGGAATTGATTACATCAGCTTTAGGACTTGAAGAAGGAGAGCCTCTTCCTGAAGATGTTGTTACCGATATTCTTTCAAAGTATTCATTCCTTGACCCAACAGACGTTCAAAAGTGGATGCGTTTGTCATCATTCTTAAAGCCTGTAGGTGGCGGAGATGATGAAGACGGTGGCGATGATGGCGGAGATGATTTCGACTTTGGTGGCGACGATATGGGTGGCGGAGATGATACTGTTATGGAATCCGCTAAAATTGAAGCAGCAAAAGCAAAGAAGCTTCTTCGTGAAAGAAAAGCTCGTATGACAGAATTGCAACAGAAACGACTTCGTGAAGTATCAAACAGATACAAAGAAGCAAAAGACGGTTTGTTTATAAAGTTTGTTGAAAGTCAACACCTTACTGAATGGGCAGGAAACGATTGGATTCCAAATTACAACGGTGAGGGCGGAACAGTTTCTCATAAATATGTAATGCCAAAAATTCAAGAAAACGATGTTCTTAATGATACTATAAAAGTATTGTATGAATTGAGAACAGGCGTACCTGCAAGCAGCAGTCGTCTTTCTGAACAGAGTGTAGGCGATAAGATGCAGGAGATTAAAGATTCATTTACAACTGAAGATGAAGCAGAAAGACGCAGAAAGATTGATGAACAAATTGCGTCAGATATTCTTACAGGTGGAGTAGGAGAGTAAAATGCAGTTATTCCTTGAGGCAACTATAGATTCATTAGCAGGTAATTCAGTTTCAGGCTTGACACAACATCATCTTGATTTGCGTTATCAAAATGATTTCAACATTGATTTGGGCCAAGCTGCTTATTACAGAAAACAAGATTTTCTCGAGTTGATATTTTTTGCCAACTCAACTTACGGGGCAACTGGGTATATAGCCTCAACAAATCTTCCTCAAGGAAAGAACGAGCAATACACATTGTGTCTTCGCTTTTATAAAGTTGGACAATATCTTAAAGATGAAAAGAATATGGGTTATGGACAACTTGAGCAGGCACTTAAAAAAGCAATTCACAGTTGTGATGTAAAGTTTTATTCTGATGACCCATCATTTTATTGGCAGGGTTGTTGGGAAGGACTTGCAAAACACAACTTATCAATTTACAAGTTTACAGGCGAAAAAGGAAAAGGCATTTGGGATGAAAAACACGCTGCTTCAGGTGGTTTGCAAAATCAAGAAATTCACTTGACAAAACACCTTTCCCAAGTCGTAAATGAAATTGACTCCTATATCAAACAAATTGCACAAAATCTTTATATAATTTAAACTTTCATATTTACTTCTTTATATTATTATTGTAATAACAGTAAAAGGAGCAAATTATGAGTATCATATATACAAAACTGCTTAGGAACCTTTCTTACAAATACGGGATTCATACAGGCAAACTTATGTCTCTTCCTGCAAATCCAAAATATCGTTTTACCCCATCAATTCACTGCACATATCCTTTTAAGATCGATGCAGACGGCGATATGGTAATTTCAGATTGGTTTATGACTTTGCTTTTTGTTTATCAGAATGATGGTGAAGTTACTTATAAGCAGCTTACCAAATTTTCTTCAACTCCTTCAAATTTGGAACCGCTCCGTGCAAATCCAAATGTTTTTGAATGGGCTTCAGATTACAAGAAAAATCGTGGACATTACAAACTTACAGATAATGCAAAAGAATATATCGAAATCGTTCTTGGCCTGATAAAGTCATTAAGCAATAAGGCATCAATTCAGAAGTTTAAATGGATCCGTGAAAAAGGAATGATTGTTCCAAGACTTGTTTGGCAATACATTCTTTAGTAAAACAATTGATTTAAAATGAACAAGGCAACCTTTCGGTTGCCTTTTTTATTTCTACAAGGGGCTTACGCCCCATTGATTAGTCCTTTGGACCCTGTGAATATTTCAACATACCACCTACGCGGCCGTCTGTTGTATCCTTCAATCCCTTGATACGGATAAGAGCGAGATAACGTCTGTTAAGTACTGCCCAGTCACCATATGTTGCAAGACCAGCTTCTTTATAGAAGTTCTTTCTCTGGATGATACCAGTGTTGAAGAATGGAACCAATGTACCGAATGCGATTGCAACGTCGCCTTCGTTTTCGTCGTCCTTCCATACACACATAATCTCATTTGTTGGGATAATGCTTGAAGGAGCCTTGAATGTTGGGATTCCACCGAACTCACCAATCTGGTAAATACCCTTTGCAGCCTGACGGCCTTTGTCAGAGAATGTACCCTTAACGAGTTTGAGGTAAGAACCTGCAGAGAAACCTGCAACCATTCTTGAAACGCCACCACGGTTGATGTCGTTTACCATAACGTCAGTTACTGTATCAACTGCAGATGGGAATGTCTGAGCTGTGTGGAAGTAACCTTCGATGTTTTCACCGTTACCATAAGCAGCATCGAACTCAACGATATAGTCCTTGTTTGAACGAGCTACACCGTAAGCAAGCTTGAATGAACGGAGGTCGAGATTGATACGGATTGCATCACCTGCATACTGTACCAACATATCCTGAGCTGAAAGACCGAATGAAGCGTCAAGAGTGATTTCAGCAAGCTGTGACCAAGTAACACCAATTGTTGTTGGACGTGGTTCAAACTTGTAGTCGCTCATTACGAGTTCAATCTCACCAAGGTTTGTTCCGAGGAAGTCGTCTTCCATATCGAAACGTGCAAATACTTTAACGTCGCCTTCAACGCCTTCAACTTTGATTGTGATATCACCAGTTTCGTCGTCTACAGTCTTTGTTACTTTTGCGTTAGGATAGTCGTCTGTGTTTACGAAGAAGTTTCCTGTTCTTTTGTTCTCTTCAGCAACTGGATGTGTTTCATCACCAACGTATACTTTCATATAACCTGGGATGAGCTTTGATGCTTTAACAAAAGGATTTGCATCAGCAGCAGGAGTTGCAGGGATTGTGAACACTCCATCTGTACCCTGAATGTTTACAAGCTCCTGAGTGAAGCGGTCTTCAGTGTTCTCATAGAGAGCTCTCTGGAAATCGTCTTCGTTGATGTCATTGTAAACATCTTTATACTTTGATGCATCCTGATAAGCACCTTCTTTGTTAGCAGTGTGCTTGTCGTGAAGATCACTACCATCAACTGTCTTTGAATAAACAGGTTTGATGTATTTGATAGAGTCCTTTGCTGACTCCATAGCGAACTCTGTGAATACCTTGTTACGGCAAGTGTTAGGCATTGCTAAACGAACAAGTCTCAACATATTCTCAGGTGTGAAACCTTGGAATGAAGTTGAAAGCTGTGCTTCTGTCATTTTTGCCATTGAAGCAGCCTGTGTCTGAAGGTTGATAGCTGTGTTACGAGCTACTGCTTCAGGAAGCTTATTCAAACCTGCACCGATTTTAGGGATACGAGACCAAGATTCTACGAACTTAGCTCCACGGAATTCTCTTTCTGTTTTTGCGAGAGTTTTTCTTGTTGCCTCACGCAATGCTGCAGCGTCTTTCTGACCTGCAATTACTGATGTTGCACTCATTTTTTCACCTTTCCTTATTTTATTGTTGAAAATTAAAACAAGAATGTGGTGTACTTGAACGATATATTTAGATATATAAAACCCTACTTTTTGCGGTATATAATTCCCGCTTATCTGCATATATTAAGCACTACACAAATTGTTTTAGTAATTAGTTAGTATATCATTTTTTGAAAGCTGTGCCATTTTTACACAAGATCCAAACATCTTGGCTCATACCACATTTCATTTACATCATAAGGAACCAAGTGGTCTCTTACAAGGTCTGTTCTTTCCAAAGAAGGAACATTTTTTGTAACGCTTGACAAATACTCGTTCATTACTGATGCAAAAGTTGTATTTCCTACTTGGTTCATCCAACGATTATAAAGCCATTGATTTCCTGTTTCCCAATTATTATCTTCAGGTGACCCAATACGTTTACAAGGAAGATATATTTTGAAGTCGCCACGAGAGTAGTTCCAAGTTGACCAGAATTGATGCGCTGTGTTATACCAATCTTGATTTGTAAATATGTTAGCTATGCTTATATTATTCTGAGCATAATAAGAATCAGGTCTGATGTATAACCCAATAACGTTGTTCTGCGCCATAAAGTATCCGCCCCAAGCGTGAACACCTGTTCTCTGACCTAATTGCTTTGGAAGCCATACTTCTTTAATACGAGCACCTGAGAAGAATCCTTGGTTTCTGTTAACCCACGTAGAGTAACCGAGCTGATACATTTCATCATTAAATTCAATATCTCTTAAGAATGAACAGTTCAAGAACGGCGCATTACCTGCAGTCAAAGTTCCTTTAGGATAAATAAACTTATTTACTGAAGAAGCACCTTGGAATAGTTTTGACAAATCATCATCACCTGACCAATCCTGCGCGTCTGTGGCAGCAGTACAGTTACTTAAGTCAATTACCAACTGTTTTTCAGAATTAAGACATACGCCTGCAATTGTCATTAAAGATGCTTTATCAATAACGCCTGAAGGTCTGATAATATGAGGTGAGCCGTCCTCTCCTGTTTCATCAAGGCCACGAATAATATCTGCAATAATTGCACCACCTGAGAATGATGGGTATTCAATTGCAGCATAATATATGGCAGCAGGACGGTCAGTTGCAACATAAAGAGTTTGCTTTTTACCCCACTTTCCAGAATACTCATAAGTAACATCAGTGATTGCTGCATCATTTCGTGAATATCCTTGAACTGCTCTTTGCCAAGCTTCATCCCCAGCTTCAAGAGTTTCAGATATAAGTAATGTTGTAGTAGGCGCTTCATCATCAGGTAGTTTAGAAAATCCAACTGTAAATCTACAAGGACCTAAAACCTCAACCTGTAAAAGGCCTTCTGAGTCAACTTCGTTTGTAGGTGCATCACAAATAATAACGCCACTGTTGCCATTACGACTTGTTTCCCAGTGAATGTCATTATGTGTTTTGATTTTCAAACCGTGCTTGAAATCATAATCATAATGGTCGCCTGCCGTTACTATGTCATCTTCACCTGAGTATGCTTCTGTTTGAAGAATGTAGTATTCAACCTTTGTGTTATAATTACCTGAGCCCTGTCTTATCCAATAGGTTCCTCTTGGAAGTGGTCCGAAAGTAAAGTCAGAGATATACCCATCAGTGCCTGTAGCTGCATAAGGGAAGTAATGGCTTTCTAATTGCTGAGCAGTGTTAGGAGCATTTCCTGTGCCATTATCATGAAAGATAACCATATTTGCACCCTGACGAGGAATGTTGTTCATACCTCCCCAGTTCTTAAGTCTTAATGTAACATAGCCAACATCATCAGTGATAGCAAATCGAACATTTGTTACATCGCGTCCTTCAACTGTAATTGAGCCCCGCCCTGGGTGAAGTTCAACTGTTGATGCATTTGAGCCGCTTCTGTTTACAGGATATAAGCGAATGTTTGAAGCAAGAGAATAGTATCGGTTATTGCCTGAGCCAACTGCATTATAGTTGTTTCTAAAGTTTACAGTTTGTCTGCTTGTAAGTTCACCTATGAATTCCCAGTTGTAGCTTTCAATGTCTGCCCAACTTAATTCAATTACTTCCGTCCCTGTCTCAGAATCATCGTCGAGGTCGACGATTTCTGAGAAATCTCCATCTGTGTAAGTCGTGTATGAAGGCGCTGCAAGAGGGCCTGGGATATTTGACCAACCTGCGTGATAAATTTTTGCAGGGCTAGATTCCTTAAAATGGAGTCCGTAATAGTAATCTCCATTATATTTTACAAAGCAAGGTTTGGCTTTCTTTTTATTTGTTGTTGCGCCTTTTATAAGACGAGAACCTGTTGAAGTTAAAGAAACTTGATAGTGACTTTCAACATCTTCTCCAAGTTCAACAATTTCGCCACCGAAAAAGCCAACCATTCCTGTCTCTCTTTCGTTATCTTTAACACATATAAGAATAACTGTTCTTTCTTCTGTTGTTTCTGCTAATAATGTTTGTGATTTCCAATCAACACCTTGACGGTCTGCTCGTGCGGTAATTGAATCTACAGTAACATCATCTTTCAATGCAATTTCGTCATCTTCATTGTATGTTACATTGAATTCATCAACTCTTGGTTTTGGGATAATCAATTTATCTCCGATTTTAATACCAAGTTCTTTCTTATCGCGATTGTAAAGAAGCTCGCGCTGCTTTAATTCAGCAAATGCATCATCAAATTTTGCTTCTGATGTTGATGGCATTTGCATAGGGTTTCTATGAAACTTATCCATCTTATCTCCATAGCTGCATTCCTGCAACTCACCATAACAATTTAGTCAACTAAATAAATATGAGAACTTGGCAGCAAAGACTTGCGATGAAACAAGACAACATAAGAAGAAAACTCATTGATTTGCAGATTGAACACGAAGGCTCACCTACAGATTGTATTCGTATAAGACTTACGAGAAATGATGAAGGCGACCCTAAAAATGCAAACATACAAATGGCTGATGTTATCCCAGTTGTTTTCCCACCTATGGAAGATATTCCTTATCGTCGTATTGGTGGAAACATCGAAAGTGGCTATACTGTCGATTCTTTAGTTAACGCAGCTGCAGAAGACAACAAAGAAATCTATCAGATTGTTGTGCCACATAATGTGTATTTGGTGCCTGATGATTTGATAATTAGGATTATGTTAGACCCACAAGATACACCTGACCATCCTTGTATTCTTTGCTTACAAGTTACAGAAGCGTTAGGAACATTTGGCGGTGCGATGATTATAAAATCTAAATATAATACGACACTTTACAACCACGATTTAAGTCCTAATACTTTGGCTGTTATTGCAAAAATGGCTGAACGAAGACTTCATCTTGGTTACTAAATAAATATCATAGGAGATTGAAATGAGTGATGTAGTTAATAGCGGACTTCAAGCATTGATAGAAGCAGGCGCTGATGCACAGACAAATATGTATGATGTTCAGTTAGAGTTTGCTAACTGGAACGCAACTGTTCGTGCTTCAGGCTTTGAAATTCCTGATGTTGAAGCTCCTACATATGAAAATGCATATCACGGTGTTAAATATCCTCGTGTAAAGACAGAGCAGAATTTTGAAAGAGCATTCTCACTCGAGTTTAGAATGGATGCAAAATATGGACTTTATCAGGCATTTACTTCTTTGCTTTCTTGGCACGTTGACCCTAACACAGGTGGTGTATCAAACGCAAATATCGACAAAGTTGGTAAAGTAACTGTTAAAACAATTGACTCTGCTATCGTTGCAGCAGGAAACTCAGCAGCAGGCGCATTAGCAGGTGCACCTAAAGGACTTGAGGAATACTCAAATCCAAATGCAGGCCCAGGTGAAGGACTTATCAAAGGTGGTCTTCAGTGGGTATTTGAGAACTGTATCGTAACAAAAGTTACAATGCCTAAGTTCTCAACTGACGGCGCAGACGTTATCAAGTTCACAGTTGACTTCAAGTTCGGTAAGGTTAAATACCCAGGCTTCGCTGCAGGAAACCCAGGTGAAGGAAACACAAACTTGTAATTTTCCTAGATAAGCAATTATCTGTTTTATGGCGGTCTCTTATGACCGCCATTTTTTATGACTAATTTTTCAATATGGCAGATTCTTACAGATTAAGTATATTTGACCAATCAGGACCAGATGACATTCCTGAAAATGGAGAGGGTCAGTATAAAGGAAAAGGCCCAGAAAGTGGCGCAAATAAGTTTTCAAGTCCAACTTCATATAACGGTCAGACAACTTCAAAAGATGATGGTTCCTCAACAATAAGCTTGAACAGTAACACAGGCGCTCAAGGTCCTACGCCTTATGGTGAAACAGACAATGCTGTTATAAACAACGGCGACATCTTTACTGAAAGAAATGTAAATGGGTATAAAGGCGAAGAGATTGCCAATGAAGTCAATATCACAGGCCCTGCAGGCGACCCTTATGGAAAGATTGTAAATGTTATTGCTGACGGTTTTGAAACAGGAATGTTTTCAGAAGCAACAAGTAATTATGGCAAAATTGGTAATGTAAATCAAAATGAATCTGAAGGCGCTGCCCAGTTTTTATACGGAGTTTTAAAGGGTGTTGTTGATGACTTAAGCAATCATAACAACAGCTCTTCAGGTGGCGGTAACGGAAACGGGAATGACGGTGATAGCAATTCTTATGCTGAAAATACAAAAGACTCAGTTACAGGCAGTTCATCTGATGGTGCGTTCGGTACTGGTATAGGTATAAATCCTGCAATCCCAATGCTAAGAGCAAATCCTCTTGATGTAGGAAATCCTCTCCCTGTTATGGAAGAGCCTGTAGCTGACTTAAATCCTGTAACGCCTTCTCCTACAGATTACAGCAATATGAAGGATGTGTACACAACATCAGTTTCAGATACAATTGATTATGATGCTGACCCAGTTATAAATATGAAATTTGGTAATCAGCCTTTAACTGAGATGGAAGCAATCAACTATCCTGACGCAATGTCAAATATGTATGATGTCTACTTCAGAATAAGAGATGATGATACACACGATACAAAATTGCTTGGCAGAGGACAAGCATTCATTAAAGCTTTATTCTCATCAACATTGTTATCTGCTCGTATATCTTCAATCGACATTCCAGCATATCAAAGAAAATCAGGCACAATCAATTATGCAAGTGGCGTTGTTGAAAGACCTCTTGATGGAATTGACACACCTGGGCGCTCTTCATTCTCAATAAGAGGCGATACAAAACTTGCCTACATTTCAGCATTCAATGAACTTGCAGGAACTGATATGTCAAACTTATTTGGTAAAGGTTCAGCAATTACTAAAGGATTAGAGAACTCAGCTGCTGCAAAGATACAAGATGATTATGAGGACCACCTTGAAGAAATTCTCAAAAAGCAAAAAGAACTTGATGAACAATATGAAGCTGATTGGAAAGTTGCTTTGGAAGAAGACTCTACTTCAATCGTAAATGACTTTATTGCAGGTAAGAAAGCGAAGTTTTCTGATGAAGACTCTGATAAGTATGAAAAGTATGTTGAAGAACAAAAAGAAAAGTATTTGAAAGAACATACTGACCTCAGTGGCTTCTACACACATTTAAGAAGTCAGATGCAGTTTGATACTGAAAGATACATTGAAGATACAAAGAAGAAAAAGAATAAAGAAAAGTCGGATAGTGAGAAGGCAGAAGGCTTTTTTGCAAAACTTAAAGCTGAACGAGATGAAAAGAAAAAGATTCAAGCAGAAGTTGATGAATACAAAAAGGATCTTGAAGCTCTTTATATATATGACCATTGGAATAAGCGTAAAGAATGCGCAAAAGCATATTATGACCATTGTGAAGAACTTGATAAAGAAAAAGAGGAGCTTAATACAAAAAGAAAACAAGACCTCAAAAATCTTCATTTTGATAAGACAGGATTCAATTATGTTACTGAAGCTTTAAGTAAAAACATTTCAGTTATATCAACTCCTGCAAAGAAAGATGACTTGTTCAATGTATTAAAAACCACAAAAAGACTTGACATAATTGTAAAAAGAACAACACCATCTTTTAAGTTCAGAACAAAACTTACTGATAAGATGGACGAAAGATTTATTTTTGAAGATGTTAAGATTCTTGGCACATCAGATGCAATAAAGTTTGAAAGAGAAAATGCAGGTCCTGTTAATTTTACTTATGACTTTATTTACAAAAGATTTTATAAACTTGATACTTATGATGATGCAGGCACTTGGGTAACATCACAAATGGGTATGTTTATTGATGCTGCAATTGATTATGCTATGGGAAAACAAACGCCAATGAAAAGAGCAGAAAAGTGGGCAAAAGATCGTGGTGAAGCTTATGTTAAGAGCGTAAACAATGCAGGCACTGATGTAGGTAATGCTTGGAACGATATGACAAAAGCATTCTCAGGATTATAAATCATCTGTGTAAAGTTTAACGTCCTTTACATCCCAATCTTTTATAAGTTGCTCTGCAACAGTTGCGGAGCAAGGTATTTGCTGTAAGTTGTATAATACGCTCTTCTTAACGCCATATCTTTGGAACATTTCAGTTACTTTTAAGTAATCATCAATACGATACTTGTAAGATCTGAAAGACTCAAAAGCTCGATAAAGTCCAAACAATGTCCAAGGCACAGCGATAACCCACCACACAATATGAAGTGGAGTAAACAAATTACTCCACCAATGATGGGCGATAAGTATATCACAAACTAATGACCCAAGAGACCAGCCTAGTTCGATAAAAGAGTACTTGTTAAATTTAAACCACAATTTAATCTGCGTCTTCATTTGTGAATACACCTTTTTCAGTATGATAACATATAACTGAACTACTTAATGACTTGATGATGTCACGAGTTGCTTCTTTATGTGTAATAAAGAAAATCTGATTGAAGATGTTTGAACTTATCAAAGATTCCATTGTAAGAACGGAATTACCTTCAGATGCAGCAGCATCAATTTCATCAAGAGCAATAAATGAAAGATTGTAAGCTTTACACAATGCAACCTTAAAAGCAAGACCAAGAACTGACTTTTCATAACCTGAAGCCATTTTTGAATTGATAAGTTTCTTTATATCAGTCATATCAACATTTGGGTCAGTTGTGTAAAAGAACTCAACACCTCGTCTTGATTGCAACAATCTCAAACGGAAGTTTGGGAATACAATGTTTACGAAGTTATTCATTTCAGCTTCAAGCTTTGCACAAGTCTTAACTACAAGGTAATTAGGCAATTCTTTATCAAGAACTCTTAATACTTCATTGTAAGTTTGAACATTCAAATCAATATCTGAAATCAAGTTTCTGAAAACTTCAATGTTCTTTTCATTTTCAAGTATCTCATTTTTGATTGACATTCTCTGAAGCTCAACGACTTTGTTATGGTCTGCAATTTCATCAGAGTCTTTAATCTTTTTCTCAAGGTCGGCGATTTCAGTTTTCAACTTCGACTTCTCAAGTGTCTTTTTGTTTCTGTCACTCAATTGGTCATCATAGTCGTGTATTAAATCATATAATGGTTTTGCCTTTTCATCAAGTTCTTTAAGCTTATCCTCAAACTCTTTAATCTTTTCTTCAGGAATAAGTTTTGCTTTTTCAGCAGCTTCTTGCTGCTCCAACATTTTTGCTTCAGTATCAAATCTTGAGATGTTTGCTTCAAGAACAGATATTTCCTTACGCTGGGCTGCAACCTCATCTTTATACTTATTCATTTCAATAATAAGATTGTCTTTCTTTTCAATTTCATCGCCAATCTTATCATCGTATTCTTCTTTTTCTTTGATAATCTTTACATCATCAATATCATCAGTAGGCTTTCCACACTCAGGACAAATGCCTTTCTTTGCCAATTCAAGCTTATGGTCACAATTCTTTTTTGCAGCATTAAGTTCGCCTATCTGAACATTGATACTTGAGATTGAAGTTTCCAATTGAGCGATTGCGTTTTTCTTGGCTTTAATAATATCTTCGGCAGCAGCTTTCTTCATCATAGCATCTGTTTCGCCAGTTCCTAAAGAAGAAATCTGTGTTGGATAGTCGGCCTTCTTTAATGCTTCAGCAGCTTTCTTATTGTCAAGAAGTTTTTGTGCAATGTCTGCTTGCTGATTTTCAATTGTGTCAATCATTCCTTGGATGTCTGTTTTCTTTTGTAAGATTTCAAATGTTTTATCCAAGTCATTGCTCAACTTTTCAACCTGAGCTTTTTTATCATCAAGTTCATTTTTATAATTATCGTAATCTTCTTTTGAAAAAGAAAAGTCTTTTTCTTTCAATGTTTTCAAAGTTGAGTCTTTTTGTTTATTTGCTTTCTCCAAGAAGTCAATCTTATCAATATCCAAAGTTTTGTTTTTTACAAACTCTTCAAGCTTTTCTTGAATAGGCCCAATCTCTTCAGTAAAATCAAATTGGAAAAGACGCTGCAATAAGTTAAGACGCATAACAGGTGTCATTGTTGCAATATCATCTTGTCCTTGCATTTGCATAATAATGTCTGAATAAAATGTAAAGTCGAGTTCTTTAATAAGATCAGTTACTTCAGAGTTAATATAATGCTTATCTTTATATAACACATCTCTTTCAAGAGGTGTTCCGCCTTTATGATTAAGATTTACATCAAAGAGTATTTGTTCGTCGTTATAAATTAAATCAAGAATAATTTTTGCGTGGTCGTGTGGCTTTTGAATAAACTCTTTTACAGAGTCGGAGCGTTTTCTTTCTGAAAGACAAATTGCAATCGCTTCCATAACTGCCGATTTTCCCTGACCGTTATCACCTTCAATAATAATGCAGTTTGCATCAAAATTTAAATCGGCCTCAGTGATACACATAAAATGTTCAAGATGAAGAGACTTAAGTATTAGCATAAATAAATATTAACGGACCCTATAATCAGATGTTTTTTGGAAATGAAGGATATAAAAGTCTTCCCAGTCAGAATACTTCTCATCAAGATCGACATTTGCAACAAATGAATAAGAAGAAAGCTCAGTTACAACCTTAAGCTGTTTTTCTTCCCAGTTGATGTTATTGTCAGTTGACCAATTAGAATAAGCTTCTTTGACAATTTTCTTAAATCCTTCTTTTTCATTATCAACAAAAGCTACCATAAATGCAGCGACGTTTTCAGCAGGAGTAAAGTTTACTCGTATCAACTTGGCTTTTCTACCCATAAAATAACCTCTAAAAATATATTAACTTTAATGAAAATTTAGTGAAAAATTAAACTTCTTAACCGACTTCTTTATATTATTATTGTCAGTTCGATAAAAGGAGGGACTTATGGATATAAAGAAGGCTAAGGCAGTTAAGTTTGTGGATGAAAAATGGGGAGTTGCAATCTTTGAAACAGATTGGCAGAATAAACCTTGCGCGCCTACAGCCCATCTTCTTGAAAGACAGACCCGTAAAAACGGAACAACTTGGGTTCAGATGACTCCTGGGTGGTATGTTGATACACTCCTTAGAAACGGAATTCACGAAGCCCGCAATCCTGAAGATCCTAAGGAAGTCGGCCTTTATATCGACTACGGACAGGATTGGTTCATCCCTGCAGGACCTTACGAAAAGGTTCAGAAAGTAATGCAGGCTTATGTTGAACTCGGTGCTGAGTTCCACGACAACGTTGAAGAAGAGGTTTGGTAATGGCTCTTGTATATATTCTTGCAGTGATTGGTGTGATTGCAATTGTTGATGCTGTTATAAAAGGAATTTCCTTGGCAGTCTTAAGAGCTGAACACCAAAATGACAAAGTTCAGTATGTGGTTTACAGCCCCGATGGAAGTCTTCTTTGGAAAAGTCGGGTTGTTGATGAATTCACAACTGATGAAACAACAGAGTTTAAGACTTTTTGTAAAGAATGGGCAAAGGTCCCTGGGTCCATTGCAAAGTGGGATAGAATAACAGTAAAATAGGAGGAAGATTATGTTGAAAGTTATGTATGTTTTTGCAGAAGAGAAAGTAGGTCTTGAAGCTTTTGGGCTTGTATATGTTCCTGAAAAAGGCGCTTATTATGGTCTCCCAGAAGACTTTGATGAAGCTGCAAAAACTGAAGATTACATCCGTGAAGCAATCGAAAGAGGAGACGTTGAATATGTCTAAAAAGGTTAATAACGAAAACGTTATCAATTATTATAAGAAACATTGGATGAAGCAGCACGAAGAAAACGAAAAGCTTCGTGCTGCTTTGAAATCAGTTTTGAAACAATTCGTTCCTGAAGAAAATTTTTCTTCAATCGAAGCTAAAACGATTGCTACAGAAGCCAGAAAGTTAATAACTGGAAAGAAGGTGGACTAAGAATGCCTAAGAAGAAAACAGCTGAAATGGAAAACGGCGAAATCGTCAGAAAGTTGAACATTCTAGGAAGTGAATGGAAAATCATTTACCGAAATGAAGATCCTGCTTTCGAAGAAGCAAAAGGTTATGCCAACGCTCCTGCTCGTGAGATTGTTGTTGAAAACCCTAAAGTGGCCACAATTGGCAACTTGGACTTTTCTTTGAAAGATCAGTACACTGATATGCGCCGTGTTGTTAGGCACGAAATTGTCCACGCTTTTTTGATGGAAAGTGGGCTTGACGAAAGTTCAAATCCCGCTGATGCTTGGGCAACAAACGAGGAAATGGTTGATTGGTTTGCTCGTCAGGGACCCAAGATTTACAAAGCTTGGAAGGAAGTTGATGCAGATTAAGTACAGAGGTGAAGAGCTGACTCCTGCCGAAAGACAGGAGATTGCTGACAATTTTCATATCTCAAAACACGCCGCAGAACGCTTACGCGACCACGGCAATGTTGACATCAAAGCATTATTGAAAAATCCTTTGGTTGCATATTTTAACACAGATGGTTCAATCAATGTTGCACAAGATGAATGGAATTACCTTGTGTTTGTTTGGGATGATTACCATAAGAACTTCAATCTTATTACTTGGAAAGAAGAGTCTTGGTATGGTAAATCAGTTTTTGACAAACAGAAAATGGCACAGGCGGGTTATGGAAGAAAAGAAGAATAAAATAAGATTTTACACAGAAGTCGATTGGCACAGAGGTAATGTTGTAAATTATGATCTTACCGACTTTGACCAAATTTATGTTATAAAAGCATATCCCGATAGAACTTTTGCAACTGTTGACTTTCTGGGTAATCTTCTTTACAAAAAAGATGAAAAGGGAAACATTGTTTTGGAAGATTACATTAAGGGCTGGGCTCTTTTTGATGAAAAAGAGTTTCCTTTTGCATTTTTGAAATATGCTGCTAAATTATTGGAGGATTTAAAGTGGGACCTATAATTTATTTGACAGTGGGCATCTCAGGTTCAGGAAAATCAAAGTTTGCTGATTTCTTTTTAAAAGGCGTTCAGGCTACAGAAATCAATCTTGATAATATAAGAAAAGAGCTTGGTAATGTTTCAGACCAGTCACAGAACGACAAAGTTTTTAAGATTGCTGATAATCGTATGGTTGCTGAACTTGCAGGCGGCTTTAATGTATTTCTTTCAAACACAAACTTGCATATAGATTCAATCAAAGAACTTACAAGACGCTTTCCACATAATGACATTGTAGCTTTTGTTATGGAAGACGCTTTCGATAAACAGCTTTGTGCAGACCGCGTTGCTGACGATATTGAAAATGGCCTTGACCGCAGCAATGTCCCTGCTGAAGTAATCGACAGTCAGTTTGAAAGATTTACAAATATGGTTAAGGAACTTAAGGCTTATCACAATCCACAGGTAACAGTTCGTTACGTTTCAAGAAATTTCAAAATCAAATAAACTTAAAGCAGGCGACTAATTTTATATGAATACTTTCTATGGTGTTTGGTCGCCTGCTTTAGGTGTCTTACCTTCAGTTACAGATTTAGATTTTGCCGCATATTATATAACAGAGAGCGGAGCGCTTAACGGTGCCACATATACAAAAGATCATTGGCTTGTTTATATTTGTGAGTCAAGAGGTACTCTTTCAGAACGCTCTTATTGGCGTATCACTGACGGTATAGTTTGCTTCAATCCTGATAAACATACAAATGTCCCAGATGCAGGTTGGTACACAAAAGTTCGACTTGATAATGCAGGAAATATAGTTGCAGGAGGCGACATTGAGTATGAAGATTTGCCTCAAGAAGTTTACAAAAAACTCGAAGCAATAACTGACGACAATCTTAACAAGCTGATTGCTAAACAACTCAGCACAATCTTTACAAATAATACACTCAACCCAATTCAATTCAAGTTTGACCAAGCTACAGGAAAAATATCTGCAAACTTAAAACTTGATGAAGAAACAATCAGCATCAATGAATTTGGACAACTTTGTGCAGTAGGATTTCCTGAAGGTGAAGAAGGCGGAAGCAGCTCAGGTAGTGGAACAATCAATGTTGATTTGTCTGCAATCACATCAGAGATTACACAATTAAAAAACAGACTTAACACAGTTGAAGAGTCAATTATAAAAATAAAGCCTATCCCAGGCGATGGCATTAAAGTTGAGGTTACAAAAGGTGGCTCAGTTATTTCTGTTGACATTGATGAAAACTCATTGGGATTCGATAGAGAAGGTCGTTTGTGTGTTAACCCAGACATACTTTCAGATTACTTAAATGGCGAAGGCGGCGATTGTGCAAATCACCAACACACTGCTTCACAGATAAAAGACCTTGAAGAATTTGTAAAGAACATTATCAACAATGTATCTCTTTATCAAACTTTAGTTCAGAACTTAAGCAATCTTATTGATGAAGAAACAATTATTATCAATAAGAACGGACAACTTGAAGCAATCGCAACAAATGTTCAAAAGCATCAGCATAAGATGGCTGACATCACTGATCTTAACCCAGAGATTGCTGATGTTTGGGCAACTAATCAAAGACTTCATAAGTCAAATGATAATCAAGACTTCAACAGCGGCGCGGTTATGATGTCGTCATTGACTGTTGGCGAAGTATTGATTGCATTTAACCAACTCTTAAAAGATTATAAAGATGCAATTGATAACATAGACGACAGAGTTGGGACAATCGAGCCTACAGAGCCTGAATGCCTTGACTTAATTGATATTAAAAATAAAGCTGAAGAAATCGAGGTTCTTGATGTTACATCATTAAAGAAATCTTATGCTTCAAATAAAATACTTGTAGGAACTGATGGTATCGTATTTTATAACGGCTGCCGTGTTGAAGCTTACATTGATGACAACCTTGTAGAAACATTAAATTGTTATGATGATGAGAACACATCTTTTGGAGAAGGTAAAAGAGGCAACTTCAATGTAACATACTTTGGAGAAGCATACCCTAAGTTTAAATCATTTCACGGTTATTATAAAGGTTTTTCTTTTGATTATGAAACTGATGCTGCAGAAGGCACTCACAAGATTTACTTTATTCAAAGAGACGCAAATAACCCAGACATTTTCTGGAAATCAAATACCGTTTATGTAAATGTGTATAATGATTTTGAGCCTTCAGGAAGAATTGAAATTGTAAAGCAGCCTACATATAACAATTATGTGTCAGGCGTAAAAGCATCTAAGGGTGATATTGATATTGCTTTCAGACTTATTGTAAAGAACTTCAAAAATAAGTATGCTCCTGTCGACCCAATCATAGTTGATGCAGGTTACAGTATCCCTTGTGAAGCTTATGAATTAAGCAATGGCCAACTTATTTATGATACAAAAGAAATCTCAATGGACGACTTCTTTGGAAAGATTAAACTTGTTGCAGAAGTAAAAAGCCTTACAAGAAGTATAACAATCGAACAAGAAACTGACTTTATCAATATAGATTACTCTGATGAAGAAGAATATCGTTATGTAGGTCTTTCTCCTTATGCGCCTGAGGATGGCGTTATTGAAGCAGTTCAAAAATATGTGCCTACTGATGAGCTTCCTTTTGATGAGGCACAGGTAAAGGATCATAATGCAATTATTGGTAAAACTGATTATACACAATTTGGCATTGGGCCTGATTACAGTGATAAGCCTGCAACACAAACAATAACATTAAGATTCCCTTGTCCTAGAATGAACAACTTCTTTATGGACATTGTTGATGACGAAGAAAAGTCTTACCCAGTAAATAAAAACGGAACATTAAAAGGTATTGAAATTTATGCATCAGTTGCGCCTTCAAATGTTCTTTCTCGTTGGGTAAATTGTAATATCCCTTATGCAGGTTTTGGACATTGGTCCAACAGAGAAATTTTCAATGGTCTTGATTTGTTCAGAAGTACACAAGAAAGAAGATGGGTTACTTTTGGTAAAGACCCAATTGTTGATGAAGGATATTTATACATAAAATTATTGATAAGCAAGCCTGTTAATTTAAGAGCTCTTATCAAATCGATAGAGGAGTCAATCAATGAGCGTAGATAAATATACAAAACATATTGCAGAAGCCTCATATAAGAATGTTATAAAAAATAAATCAAACACAGATAACAATCTTGCTTGGTATGAGGAGCCTGAAACAGTATCACCTAAAGTTGATGCAAAATCAATATGGCTTGACTCTGAATATATTCCTGCATCCCCTGAAGGACTTATTTGGCGCGGCGATTTGTATTATGCAGCAATCGGCGGAAGTTCAGTCCCAGTTGTTGAAAAGTTTAATCATATCAAAGTTGATAAAGTAAATGACCGCGCCGTTTTCTTTTCAGAAAAACTTATTGATGTTATTCAGAATGAAGAATGGCATTTAACAATCGAAGATGCAAATGGTGATGTAATTCCTTTTGGCCTTAAAAAGTGGACAGTTGATATAGGTGTAGGTTACCTTTCATTTACTGATGGTATGCCTGAATATGATATGCCATTCTATATTTCAGGTTATCGTTATTGTGGACGCAAGCTTCCTGAACATATGATTACAACAGATGGCCGTCAGGAAATGCTCCCAGACTATACTCCTGAAAAAGACCAACAAGTTGCAACAAAGCAGTATGTTGACCAAGAGCTTAGTAAGATTGGTGTTGATATAAATAAAATGATACCTCCTGAGCCTGCAACTTTTGATGGCAAGGATTTAACTTTTATTTGTGAAAAAGAATTTGATGCAACAGATATAAAGACAAATGAACACTACGACCACGTTATCCTTGACGATTATGAGTTTACAATTGATGTCCCAGAATTTTATAACCCTGGGTTTGGTACTGTAAGATTACTTGTAAGTGTTAATGGTGTTTGGCAAGAAGTAGGAAGAATTGAATTAGACTTAAATAACCCAGTTGCACAAGGCTTGGTAATTGATTATTCTGGTGAAGCTTATCCTGACTCTTTGTCAGCAAGAGGATTTTTCAAAAAGATTAAGTGTCATTTTACATCAACATTAAAAGGAATGTCAGGTATTATATCTTCTCATATTTACCCTATGATATTCAAAATGTCATATACTTACAATTCAACAATCTTCTTCTCAAATGAATTGGTTGTATGTGAAGAGTTGCAGCAGGATAAAGATACTTTATTAAATGAAAGAATTGTGTTATCAACAAGTCCTGCTACTTTTGGATATAGATATGTTTCAGGTATCTTAACACCTAGAGCGGGAGATATAATTACAGCATCTCATCTTGATTACAGAACATTAAAGAAGTTTACAAAAGGAACTCATATTTCAAAGACGAAAGCATTTGGCCTTGAATATGAAAGATTCCCAGAACTTACTTATGCAGCTTACAATCCTCCTCTTGAAATCAAAGAGGACTTGGTAATTCCTGAAGGCATTTACCAAGAAGTTACAAGAATTGATGCTGAGACTTATAACATATTTGGTGAAGTAAACGGCGAACACCACGCTGACTACAACTTCCGTGTTGATACAATCTCTGATGAAAGTCGTCGTGTTTACTCAGGTGAAGTTCAAAATCAAATGATTGTAAACAGCTGCGGTGAATGGGACCCTCAAACAGACTTGAGAAACTATAACGAATTGCAAATGCTCGCAGGTAAGTATCAGTGGCCTGAAAAAGACTTCTCAATCAACGGCACTGGATATATTACTTCAGGTGTGTTTTCTGATGTATCTTGGATAAAGACAGGACTCGATTACAGTGAATGTCCTAAGAGTGGCAAGCGTTATGTAACTTTGAAATATGATATGAAAATCGCAAACGGCATTTTCATCAACTTTGAAGATGCCGAAAATATAACTCAAGACAAAGACACAAAAGCTTTCAATGTTGACTCAATGTATATTAAAGTTTTAGGTTCAACAGATTGGCTTGATGCAAAAGAGCCTTATGATGGTATTGGTGTCAATGATAAATGGATGCAAGGTTGTCTTGCAGTTCAAGACTCAAAAGAAGGCAAAATATATTGTACCTTCGGTCCTAAGCCTATCGAAGGCATTTTATATATTCGTATCGGTGTAAGATACGACCAACATATTAAGTTTAGAGACATCACTATCAAAGAGAATATATAAGAAGGAGACTAATTATATTATGGAACAGAATACAGAACAATTTTTGGAGGCTCTTGAAGTCTCAAATAAAATAGAAGAAGCAGGTGGTGTTGGACAGGCTTTGAAAACAGTTGGTAGAACAATTGCAAATGCTTTCGGTACTGCAGCAGGCAACGCAAAAAGAAATGCAGCTGCCGCAAAAGATGCACAGCAAACTGCTCAAACAAATGCTCAGACTGCACAAACAAATGTACAAACAAATGCAATGGATGACATCACACTTGCAAAGACAATTAATGATGCCGTTACAAAGGCAATTGGCATTTGTGATAAAGGGTTGCAAGCTTTACAAAAACAGCAGCCACAGCAAAGTGAGCAAAAGCCTCAGCAAGGTCAGGAACAACCATCATCACTTCCTGCAGAAAAAGGCGGTGCAAGAGAAGTACCTGATGAAGAAAAACTTGCTGATTCTTTAATCATAAAACACCTTAATGCATTAAATGAAGCTACAAACAATAATAATAAGACATTTTACAACAAAGCGAAGAAAGCTTTGGCAGGTGTTCAGCAGCTTGTTCGTCCTTTCTTAACAGGTCAGAAACAGTTTACAGATAAAGACATTGAGGCAGTATCAAATGCAATCAATGACCAAAGTGTTCAGCAGGTTTTAGGTAAGAATGACAAGAAGTCATTAAAAGTTATTCAGAACTTAAATGCTGCATTGAACGCAAAAAAGCAAGCAATTCAACAGAATGCTCAGCCTGAACAGCAAACAACGCAACCTCAACAGAACACTGAACAGTCTGCAGAAAATGGCGGTACAACTACAAATAATGCAGACAATACTGCAAATTCTGCTGAACAAAATACAGCACAAACTGCAAATCAGAATACACAGCAGCCGGCTGCACAAGGACAGGGACAGCCAATTGATGCAAATGCTCAAAAAGAAATCAATAATGTCGTAAATAATACAAGTGACGCTCAGACAAAATTCGAGAATTCTTTGAAAGCTCTTGAAAAGTTTAAGGGTAATAAAGTAATCGGTCAGCTTCTTCAGGACTGGGCTGATTTCAAAAAGTCACTTGATGACTCTAGGAATGCAGCTGCCCAAAAGTAGTTTAAACTAAATTATTAGGATGTATATAAACGACGATTGTTTTAAAATAATGGCATCCCTTGAGGATGCCTCAATTGATTTAATTTGCACAGATCCTCTTTTAAGTGGTACTATACTAATTATATATGAATTATGAAAACATATATAATAAGATAATTGCAAAAGCAAAGTCAGAAAATCGAAGCAAAACAGATGATATTTATTATGAAGCTCATCATATAGTGCCAACTTGTTTAGGTGGTACAGGTAAACGAAATCTTTGTAAAAACAATCAATCACATCCAAATCTTGTTTTATTAACTGCACGAGAGCATTTCTTTTGTCATTTGTTATTATGTCGTATATATGAAACGAAGGGTAATGATAGAAGAGTTTATTATAAAATGTTGGCTGCATTTAATCGTATGTCAAATACAAAAAGGTACCAAGACCCATTTGTGCTAAGTTCAAGAGATTATGCAAAAAGAAAAAATGATTTCAAAAGATTAAATAAAGAACTTCAAGGTAAAAAAGTAATATGTCTTAATACAATGAAAATATATCCTTCTTTAAGAGATGCTGAAGATAAAATAGGGATACAACATAATCACATTAGTGAATCTTGCAGACACGAAGAAAGAATGTGTAATAAACAATTTTGGTCTTTTTATGATCCTGATAAGGATAATAATTACTATAAAAAGTTACTTGAAAAAAGAGAGGGCATCGCTGCAGAAAAGAGACATCAAAGAGCTTTAAAAATGTGGGAGAACAGAAGATGCAAGAAATAAAATATATAAATGATGATTGCTTTAAGTATATGAAAACAATCCCTGATGAAAGCATTGACTTAGTATGTACCGATAGCCCTTATGGGATTTCTTTTGATGGTTCAAATCATATGCAAAACTCTGACTGGGATAAAATGTCTGATGAAGAATACGAGGGTTTCCTTGACAAATTCCTGGCGGAATGCAAAAGAGTGTTAAAGCCTACGGGTTCAATGTGGATGTTTTATGGCATAACAAAAATTGAAACAGTTATAAAATGTGTTAACCGCAGCGGCTTATTCAATCATTGGGAAAATGCGATGGTTTATTGTCGACCTAAAGGAAGAGGGGCAACACATAAACTTAAGTCACAACGCGAAGAGATTATGCATTTGACAAAAGACCCAACAAAATATACTTGGAATGCAGTTGAATATTTGCGGGAAGTTATCGTTCCTTATGTAAAGGACGGTAAGCCAAGAGGTTGGGCGCTCGACCAATCGACAGGAATGAGAGTAAGATGGACAGGACTTGGTAATGTTTCATTCTTTACGCCGCCTGCATACAATAATGTCGGTGAAAAACAAATACACAGCTGCCAAAAGCCTGTCTTATTGTTTACTGAATTGATTATGGTTTCGTCTCTTAAAGGACAAAAAGTTCTTGACCCTTTTATGGGTTCAGGTTCTTCAGGGATTGCAGCATATCTTTGTGACCGCAATTACATCGGAGTTGAACTTGAAAAAGATATGTTTGAAAAAGCAGAACAGTGGCGAAAGGAAGCTGAAGGCAACACAAGATGCCATCAGTTCCTAATGGAATATATCAAGAAACACGCAAGCTCATCAGAAAAAGGATTTCGATTTGGTTGGGATTCAAGATTGATTTTACCAAAATAATTATTTTTTCCACCACCAAACATAATGAGGCTTTTCTTCATCGTAGACTCTATATCTTAGGTAGTCGTCAACTAAGATGCAAACAGCTGCAAGAACAACCCAAGCTGCAAAAAATTGAGGACATATTTGACCTAAGATATTCCCTGGGATATTTGAATAGTCCCAAACGATAGGTCTTCCGAGTGCAGGACAAGCCCATTTATTTACAATCAACCCAGTCACAAACTCAAGTGAAACAATTATAAGACCACCAATAATTGATTGCAACCAAAAAGGCATTTCCCAAGTCAACTTCTTATTAAGACCACCGACCAATAATAATGAAAGGCCACCAAGTACTCCCATCAAAAAGCATTCAACTCCTCCCATCCCTGGGCCAATTGTTTTCCAAATGCCTTCAATACATTGATAAAGAGTAAATCCTACACAAAAAATAATAAAGTTTTTCAAAAATATTTTCATATAAATTTAGTAATTGAAGCCTGTGCTAAGCTAAAGCCTTAGCACATTCTTGCACCGAGTCGCCTGTAGTGCTTCCTGCTTCATTGAGTGAGCCAACTTGCAAAGCAAGCAACGCTAAGCTTTTGACCTTATCACTCTCCACAGGCGTAAGTTCCCGACCTTCCATCGGTACATAGTTTTTCAAATTGATTGCGGCATTTACATCACGAATGTGATGTGTTCCACAATTACAACAAGTCCATTTTCTTATGTCCAAAGTAAGATTTTCATATTTCCAACCACATTTTGAACACAATTTGCTAGAAGGAAAATACCTGTCAGCTTTTATGACTTTGCAGTTATTGTCTTCACCTTTTGCTTGGAGTCTTGAAACAAACATTCCCCAAGAAGTGTCATTCATATTCTTGGCGTTTCTTAGGAATTTGCTTATTCCTTTCAAGTTCAAATCTTCAACAACAACTTTTTCATAAGAACGAACTAATCGTAATGACTCTTTTTCAATCCAATCTTTTCTGCTATTGACAATATGCTCTTCTAATCTTGCAAGCTTGATTCTCGCCTTGTTTCGATTATTTGAGCCTTTTTGCTTTTTAGCTAATCGTCTTGAAAGTTTTCGTAATTGTTTATGATGTGCTTGTTTTTGTGCTACATATCCAAAATCTTTTCCAGATTTCCCATCTGAATTTATGTACATTTCCGCAGGACTAAAGTCCATACCAATCGAGTCTTTTCTGTTATCTATTTTGTGAACTGCTTTTTGTACTTCAAACAAGACTGCTACAAAGTATTGATTTGAGCAGTTTTTTTCGATAGTCATTGAGCATAGTTTTGTCTTTCTGTTCCACCAAGTAGGAAATTTTCTGTCTTTGAATGAAACTAATCCAACTTTTGGCAATTTCACTTTTCGTTCTTCAAAGTAGAAGTTATTGTCTGAGACCATTACTTCACGGTAAGATTGTTTGTTATTATGTTTTGATTTGAACTTTGGAAATCCAGATTTTCCTTTTCTTGAGCCATTATTTGATTTGAAAAAGTTTACAAAAGCTTGGTCACAATCCATTCTTGCTTGCTGCAATGCACAAGAAGAAACTTCTTTCATATAAGGATATATGATTTTCCATTCTTTTTCTGTTTTAGGCTTGAAGTTTTTGTAGATTTCTTTTGATTTAGCTTTTCTTTCTTCTTTAGGAATTGGTAGAATGTTGTCTATGTAAAATTCGTTTCTTTCTTGCAAATGTTCATTATAGAGTTTACGACAACTACCGAATGTCTTATTGATGAGAATAGTCTGGTCTTGATTTGGATAGATTCTTATTTTGAGAACTTTATGTTGTACTTCGTGAAATACGACTAATTTATCAGACATTCGCAATTCCTTATTAATTGTGTTTGTTTAGAAGAAGGGAAGTATTGCTAGTACTTCCTTTTTTCGTTACTACATAATTAGTATCTTTTCTTTAGAAAGATTATATTAGAGCCATTCATTTGCCACACTAAAGATGTGGCAATTTTCTGGCTCAATTTCTATAAATTTACTCTTATTTTTTCTCTTTTTTTATTCCCTCCATTATAGTTCAAAAATTCGTTTTGAGATAAAATTGTGTTAATTTAATTATATGAAAAACACAATCATTATAAATCTTTTTGGTGGCCCAGGGATGGGAAAGTCAACAGGAGCAGCTTATATATTTTCACAGTTGAAGCTTGCAGGAATTGACTGTGAATATGTTTCAGAGTTTGCAAAAGACAAAGTTTGGGAAGACAATTCTGAAGTATTCAAAAATCAGTTTTATGTAACAGGCAAACAGGCTTTCAAAATCAGTCGTTGCTTTGGTAAAGTTGATGTAATTATTACCGACTCACCAATTTTGCTTGGTGCCTTGTATGCGCCAGAAACATCTCCAAAATTGAAAGAAGCAATCAAAGAAGAGTTCAACAAGTATGGTGATGCAAATTGTAACATTTTCTTAAAGAGAATAAAGCCTTACAATGCAAATGGCCGTTTTCAAACAGAGGACGAAGCAAAAGGTATTGATACTGAAGTAAAAGAATTTCTTGATGCAAACAAATATGAATATGATACTTATGACGGGACAAAAGAAGGTTATGATAACATTGTAGGTCGTATCATCGGTTCACAGGGTATTCAAGAGGCACTTGTAAATGCTTAAGCCAGAAGAAATTTCAAAAGCGTGGACAAATTTCAAACAGATTGACGGAAATGAAGATTATCCAACTTTGTTCAAGTTTACAGTTATGGGTTCAACTTTTTATGCCGCACAGGATAAAAAAGGTAAAATATGGACAAGAAAGTCACTTGCTGGACTTGCAGGACTTGTTAATATAAAAACAACAAAACTTAAAGATATAAAATAGGAGACATTTAATGGTGGAGAAAAATCTCTATGTCACTTATGCAGATGGTACTGAGGAATTATTGAAAGATCAGTCAATAAAAGAAAACCCAGTTGCCTTCACTTATCAGGTAAAGTCAGACTTTCCAGTCGACTTTCAAAACCCCTTCTTAATCAATATTGCAAAAGATTACCCAGAAGCAGCAATTACTTGTGTTCATCTTAATGAGTCAGGTATTCAGCAGGCTTCTTTCGATTGGCGAATTAAGAAAGCTTTTATTGATACAACACAGTCTTTGAAAGCTATGTCACATTGTACTCGCCTCAAGGTATGTTGTCTTATTGTAAAGAATAATCGTATAATTTCAACAGGTGTAAACGGTACGCCTAAAGGTTTCAAGAATTGTGATGAAGTATTTACAGTAAAAGATCGTCTTACAAAAGATTACAGTACAAGACATCATCAGTTCTCTGAAGCTTATGAAGTTCACGCCGAGATGAATGCTGTACTTGAACTTGGCCGCAACACATCAATCGACAGTTATGAAAATTTGGAACTTTATTGTTCAACTTGTCCTTGCCCAGGGTGCGCAAAGATGATTGCACAATCAGATATAAAGAAAGTTTTTTACGCCGAAGCTTATGACCGAATGCCAGACGGTGCAAAGAACTTGCAGGATTTCGGTATTGAGGTTTACAAAATTTAATATGCCACTAATTATGCAACAGCACAAAGTGTTAATATTATTTAAGTAAATAACCTCAATGAGGTTTAAAATAAATTAAGAGCTCAAAGAGCTATAGGAGAAACAAATGAGTGATGAAGTAATGTACTCAAGAGCATCATCAGAAGACGATGACGCATTCAATGAATGGCTTAGCAGCGAAGAAAAGAAAGCCGCTGATAAGAAAGCTGCAAAAGAAGCTGCTGAAAATTACAGCAACGATTACGACGACATCAAGTATGTCGGCTTGTCAAAAGAGCATCCTACAATCGTTCGTTTCGTAGGAAACTTCGTTGAGGAAGATCCTCTCGCCCACCGCAAAAATCCAACAGATATGAAGTTTATGCACATCTCAAAAATCAAAGGTGATGATGGTAAACCTTTCTATCTTTATCTCCCACTTCGTGGCGATGACCCAGAGACAGACCATTTGATTTGGCGTATCGTTGATAAGGTTCTTGAGAAAGAATGGATTAAGGACCCTAAGACAGGAAAGAAGAAGGGCGTTGAAATCCACGCAGAAGATCAGCCTGAAATCTATGAAATGATTAAGAAGGGTGGTTATACTTCTGCAGATGGTGAATGGCCTTATAAGTGTGCTCGTGGTTGGAAAGCTCCTGAGATGTTGCTTATCAACTGTATTGACCGCCGCGACGATTGGTGTAAAACAAACAAACACACAAAGCTTCTTTCAAAGAGCGTAAAGGAAGGTGTGACAAAAGACGGAAAGCCAACAGAGTATGCTGAAAAGGGTGTACCTGCATACGGATTCTTCGGTCCACTTACACAGCTTCGTAAGAACTTTAAGGTAGGTTGGGAACACTTCGATGTTGTTATCACAAGAACAGGTGACGGTACTGATACAGTAAACAACCTCTTCAATGGTACAGTTTCTGCAACACCTGAAGCAGTTAAAGCCGGCTTCGATAAGTCAATGGGTATTGATGCATCAGAGTATAAATACATTTCTTTTGAAAATGATTTGACTGATGAAGAGTTGTCATATCAGCGTTATGACCTTGACAAGAACTTCCAGCCAACTTCTTACTTCACAATTAAGAAGCATTTGTTCAAATCAATTCAGAAGATTGACCTTGCTTTCGATACAGACTATGCAAAGCAGTTGGAGAGTCTTGTTGCTGAAGAGTCAGCAAAGTGGAAGGCTGAACATCCTAAGAAAGATGAAAAGGCTGCAGAGTCAACTGTTGCAGAATCTGCAAAGGTTGAAGTTGAAGCTACTGACATCCCAGTAGACAATCCTGCTGATGTTCCTTCTTTCGATAAGATGGAAACAGTTCAGGAAAGTGCTCCTGCACAGGAAGCTGCTCCTGTAAGAAGAGTTGCTGCAGCAGAAACAGGTTTGAGCGCTGAAAAGATTGCAGTTCTTAAGGGATACGCTGAACTTACTGATGAAGAAAAATCTTACATCAAAGACGTAGTACTTAAGGCTGACGGTTCACTCGACCACGTTGAATGGACAGAGAATGCTCCTGCATTGCTTGATTGTCCTTCATCCGACGGTGGTTGTGGACAACTTTCACCAAACTCATTCAAGGTTTGCCCTTGCTGCGGAAAGCATTTTGCGTAATTTGATTACAAAATAATTTAAAAATATTTAGGACGGAATTAAACTTCCGTCCTTTTTGCTTTATATTATTATTGTAAATCGAAAACAAGGAGCAGATTATGACAGGAAGAATGCTTAAGAAATATCTTGAAAATCGCAAAGAAGGTTATACTTATGTTGACCCAAGATTTCCTAATATTCACATCGAGTTTGAGTTTTTGAACTACGATGAAAAAGGAAATTATATCCCAGAAGAAAAGTGGGAAAAGTTTGATGCGATTGATGTTTGCTTTGTAAACACGGGTGCAATCCTTCAGGTAAGAGTTGACAACGGTAATGTTGATGCTGCTCTTACAAAAGTTGCAAGAGTATTCAATAAGTTCAGCAAGACAGACGGTATTGTAGAATAAGGAGTTAAGATATGATTTGTCCAAGAATTAAAAGCACATCGCTTACTTTCAGAATTGTTAATATGATTTATGTACTCGGCCCACAAAACCGAGCCCAGATAAATGAAGAGATGGGTGTTCAGCCTTACATAAAGGCAAGTGCTTGGAGTAGAGCCAAAGAAAGATCGATTCAAGTACGTCGTGTAAACGGTGTGAACAATTGTCAGCTTGCCCATCTTAGACGTATCGGAGTTTTGAAGTACAGTGAAAAAACCCGACTTTGGAGTTTGGGTCCTAACGCAAAAAAGATGATGAAGCAGCATCCTGAATTATGGGGTGATATTGACTAACTAAAAGGAGTCAAATATGGAAAAGATACTTGAAGAGTTTGAAGATGTTCGAAGAGAGCCAATTTACAGCGGTCGTCTTGATGGCTATACTTCTTTCAAGGAAGCATCTCGCCGTTCTCTTAACCGTGTCTTCAACAACCTTGAAAAGTTTCCTTATGTAATTGTTTCATCAAGCAGAAACGAATGCTCTGAGGAAGAAAATCGAGCAAGATTTGCAAAGCTCAAAGACATTGTAAAAAATAACGGGTTCAGCTTTATCCCAGTAAAAGGCGGATATATTGAAGGCGCTGACTCTGATGCACCTAAACAGGTTTACGAAGACTCTTTGATAATCTTCCCAGTCGGAAGAGATAAAGATATAAAGTCTGAAGATGAATTGTTCAACTTCGGTTTGCAGCTTATTCAGTTCGACCCTGTTCAGCAAAATGAAGCAGGCGAGTTTGTAGGTGACCCAACTGATGTTGAATGTTTCGGACAGGACTCATTCCTTTTCAAAGGAAAAGATAAAGTCGCTGCTTATTACAACAAGAACGGTGACAAAGACTTTGAAGTTGGTAATAACTATGTTGTAAACGACAAGTTTGCACAGTATTTTACTCAACTTGCAAAAGATCACGGCAAAGAAAATGTCGGTAAGTTTACCTTTACTGAAGCTTATATGACTTGCGAGCCAAGAACAATTCAAGGTCGTCACGTCAGATATTTGAAAGGCGAGCTTGTAAACTACTACTAAGCAAATCAATTAAATTTATCATACTCCTTATCGGGAGCGGCAATTTAAAACGAACGCCGCTCCCTTTTTATGTTAATATAACAATATGAGAAAATTTAAAGTAGAAGAGCCTATTGAACTTAATCGTCATAATGACGAAGTTATTAGAGATGAACTTCTTTGGCCTTTATACGGAAAAGTTATGAACGATGATGTCGTAAAGACAGGTGCAAATGCTTCACAGGTTGAAGGACAGTCTTCTTATGCCGAACTTCTTGCAAAGACTATTCAGCTTGACCCATATTCACCTTATGTTTATATCGACAAAATGTTTCAGACACCGAAGAATTATGTAAAGTCGGAACTTGATTGGTACAAGTCTATGGACTTATCAATCATAGGACACGAAGGGATTGAAAGCAACCCAACTTGGCAGTCTTGCTGCACAAAAGATGATAAGAAAGAAGTTAATTCAAATTATGGTTGGTGTGTTTTCAGTGAAGAAAATGGAAGTCAGTATGATGAGTGTTTGAATGTTTTGAAGAAAGACAAGACTACTCGTAATGCAATTATTGTTTACAACCGTCCTTCAATTTATAAAGATTACAAAAGAGAAGGGATGCACGATATGATTTGCACAATGTATTCGCATTTCTTTATTCGTGATAACAGGTTGTTTATGGTTCACAATATGAGAAGTAACGATGTTCGTTATGGTTTCATTTGTTCTGACCTTTCTTGGAATTGTTTTGTATATCAAAATATGTATGAAGACTTGAAGGAAACATATCCTGACCTTGAAGTCGGTACAATTATTTGGACATCAGATTCAATGCACATTTATGACCGTCATTATGATGATCTTAAAAAACTTTTTGAAGAGAGAACAGCTTTCTCTGAAGCAAAAAGAAACAATTGGTGGAATAATTAAGTATGGAATTTAAATCTTGTGGTAAATGCAAAGACGGGTACATATACAAAACTGACCCGACAGGTTTCTTTCAGGTCGCTACGGAGTGTGATTGCCACAAGAAGTGGGTTGCAGAAAGTCAGTTAGAGAGACAGTACAAACATAACGGATTTGATATGCGCCACTTCAACTATTCACCTCGTTCTTATGTGGGTACAAAGTCCGCAGCGGATAAAGACCGTTTAGTAAATTATGTAAAGCAATTTGAACTTAATCCTGAAGTAAGAAAGTTGATGGTTTATATGTATGGACCAAACGGTACACAAAAGTCAACACTTGCATCTTGGGTAGGTAAGTCTTTATTGTCAAAAGGCTTTTCAGTAAGATATGTATTGATGAATGATTTGATACATACACTTATGGATGCTGAAGACTTCAATGAAGAAAGAAAAGAAAAAGCAATTGCAAAAATTGAAAAGCTTGAGAATACTGATCTTATAATTGTTGATGAGTCATTTGATAAAGAAAAAATGAAACTTTATAAAAGTGGTTTTATGTTGTCCTTTCTTGACTCTTGGATTCGTAAAAGAATAGGTCAGTTGAATAAAGGCATTTTATTTGTAAGTAATGTAAAGATTGAAGACATTGAGTCAAACGGGCTTTCTCATTCAATTCAAGACTTTGTTGAAAGAGAAGTTAAGTTACATAATTGTTATCTTCAGTTCTTGGATAATTATTTGCAATCTACAACTGTCGAGTTTACGGGCAGCTTATTCTAATTTGAGGTTAATTTAAATATATGAATTCAAAAGTTGAAAACTTAGATGAGCAGACTTCCGTAAATGTTGCGGAAATGAGATTGCTTAACGCCCTTTATGTAAATAAAGATAACTTTCAAGTAACAGGCGTTGAAAAAGACTTGTTCGTCCACGAGACTTACAAAGACATTTTTGACTCAATCGAAAAACTCACAAACAATAATATCCCACTTACTCCTCAGGCATTATTTCAGGATGCATCAGCAAGAAACATCAATGTTACTTTTGATGTTATCAAAGCTATAGCGGGTATCAATTCAAATAAAGATGTTGTTATTAAAGACGCAGTTGAAATGTTACAGGACACAAAGATGTCTGTAAATGCTCTTAAGCGTCTTGATGAAGTAAGAAAACTTGTTTCAGAAAACCCAATTCGCAGTGATGAAGTAAACGAAAAAATCAAAAAACTTTTGTATGAAAGCGAAAGTGATTTGATGCCGATTACAAGAAAGCAGCGTATTATGACTCTCGAAGATGTTGAAAAAACATATATAGAAAACTTCGAAGATCGTAAGAACGGTAAGCAGTATTTGTTCGGCGACCCAATCCTTGATAAGTATGTAAAGTATGGACCTGCTCCTGGGTGTGGTGGTTTGATTGCCGCAGCAACAGGTATGGGTAAGTCTGCTTGGTGTTTGAACTTGATTAACAGAATGATGGTATCAAGAGTTCCTTTAATGTATTACTCTTTGGAAATGGGACTTATGGATACTTTTGACCGTGACATTGCTTTGAACACAGGGATTGATATGGACACAATCGTCAATCCTCCTGACAAAGAAATGTTTGAGATGGTTAAGAAAGAAATCAAAAATCAGTTCGCAGTATTGAAACAAAATCCAAACTTCCGTTTCAGTGAATGTGCTTCCATATCTTTAACACAGGTTAAGCAGGATATTAAAAAATTTCAGCAGGACATTGGCCAAGAATATATGGTTGTTGTATTCGACTTGCTTTCAATGATTAAAGAGTTTATGATTACTGATGAAAAGGGTATGAACTTTGCACAGGGTATTGAAGTTGCAATCAACGTCCTTAATGCAATGGCAAAGGAACTTGGCTTCCACTACATTGCTGTTCTTCAGATGAATCGTAAAGGTGAAGGTGAAGCACAACATATTGATGATCTTGATGACTTGAACAGATTCCGTCCTGTAAGAAATCAAATTAAAAATGCGGGTGCCTTTCTTGAGCGTGTTCGTTGGGCTGTAGGTTTGTTCAGACCAAAGTATTATGCTGAACTTTATATCGAAGACAAAGAACTTTGGGAAGACCTTCCAGACTACTGTGAAATGCATATGCTTAAACAAAATCAGGGGCGCATAGGTGCACTGGGAATGTATTTATTTGACCCAGACATTATGAAAATGACCCCAGTTTTAAACGATAACGGCGAGCCACGTCGGCCTTATGATAGGTCTTCAGATGAAGAATCTTCTGAATCTTAACAATACTCCCAGTGCAGGGGCTCTCCTGTATCTGGGTTTTTATATGCGTAATGTTTTCTTCCTTTTATGCTGCCAACTATATTTGATACTTGAACGTTTTTACCAAGCCATAATTTAACGTCTGTTATACAGTCAAACACTTTTCCAGTTTCTATATTACGAATTCTTTTAGCGCAAGTTAGTCTTGTTTTGTTTTTGATAATTTCTTTAAGCTCTGGAGTCATACGAGCTTTTGCTATTTTGCTCATATTTGCTTTTGCTTCATCTGACCACTTACATCCTTTATTTGTTCTTCCCAAGAGTGTTTGTCTAAGTCTTGCAGCTTTTATTTTTTCTATAGCTTCAGGCGTATGCTTTCTACCCGTATTGCACGCTATAGATATGGGACGCATTCTTTTTACGAATTCAATTTTTAATCTTTCATATTCTCTTGAAGTTATTCTATAATCTGCATTTGGTCTTGAAACAAAAGCGTGACACGCAAAAAACATTTCGTTGCAAGGGTATATTTTTGTTAGTAACTGATGACAAAAGAAATGTTCACGAGCTGTTAATAGAACTTTATTTGACTTTCGATTTTTCCAAAGAGGGAATAAAGATTTTGGCAAAATATGATGACTCTCATAATAATTGCCATCACCCTTATATCTGTTTTGTGATTTTGCATAAGTTATAATGTTAATATATAATTTGCGATAATTCATAATCCTACTATTCCTTGATTTTTTATTTAGTAGGACTTTGAAGAAAAAGAGGAACAGTAATGGCTTATAAATTAAATATTGATGGAGTTGACAAGCATCTCTTTGGTCTTTTTGAAGAAAAAAGAAAAAACAATCAAATGTAAAGAATGCGGTGACCTTTATAAAGCAGAAGGACATACTTTTGTTTGGGAAATGAATGACCGCTTCAAAGGACTTTGCCGCCATTGTTATCTTCGAAAACTTAATGACAATTTTACTGAAGAAGATGCTCTTGAATTTGCAAAAGAAGCTTTAAGTAATTACGACTATATGGGAAGACCTCGAGTAAGTCCTGATGTTGACGGTAAAAATTGGAAACAATACGTTGAGCCAAAAATTGAAGAATTGCGAGAAGCAGAAAGGAAAGCTGCGGAAGAAGCGTATCATCAAGAAAAATTGAACGAAGCACAACAGATTATTGATGATGCAAATAATGCGCATCCTAATGGTAATATGAATCCCGATTGGTTTATGCTTGAAATTATTGCAAAACTTCTTGAGAGAATGGACAAGCTTGAAAAGAAAATATCTCCAAGGGATTGGAGAAATGAGCCGTTTACAATATGAGTTTGAAAGAAGCTATGAGAGGCAGATTTATGAATGAACTCAGAGAAGTCCATCTTGCTTTTGAAGAAAACATTTTAGGTAAATGGGTTGCAACATTTGTAAAGCCTGAAAATTATATTAAGGGTTACTCAACTCTCAAATGCGGCGATGATTACATTGCTATACAAAGTAAATATGATGATAACCCTTGGAACTTTTCAAAAGATTATAACTCATTTACGATTGAAGAGTTTGACGATTGTCTTATAATAACCGCACCCCGAAAAGAATATATTTATAAAGATGTAAAGTTATTGTATCGTTATGACGTAGAGATTGATGATGACTGGAATGCGTTATTCTGATACTTTACAAGTTAGTGATAAACTTATATCCTAAAAGTTGAGCAGATTCTTCCAATGAAATTTTGTGCTGTCTTGAAAGAGTATGCCTTGCAAAAGTTGCGTCAGCGATTGAATGGTAAGGACCATAAAAGTCGTAGTCGTCATATAAGTAATATTCGTTATTTGCTGTTATGATTTTTAACATAAAAATTTAGTTAATATAAAATATAAGATTATGGCACATTTCGGTGCTAGGGAGAATATATGTTTATAAAGAAAAAAGAAAATTGTCGTGAAGGCGGACAAAGAGGTTACTTTTTGTTAACTTGTGACTTTGCTTCTCTTCAAGCGCGACTTGCTTCAATTGATACATTTCTTAATGAGTGTCCTGACTCAACATTTGACTCACCTGAAGGGCAAAAAGCAAAACCTGACCCAGTTCTTTACTCAGTATATCGTGACGGTTCAGATACATCTGACTTGCACTCGATGACAGGTTTCGGAACATTCGTAGGTTCAATTGGAATGAAAGCAATCAGAGTTCACGATGATGTTGATAATAAAGATTACGTTTTTGCAGACAGTTCAAAAGTAAGAGTTGAAAGAGCAGGCTGTCCTGCTGATGGTTTAGTTGTTAAAGCTTGTGAATTGCAGCCTACTGACCATATCCTTGAACATATGAAAAAGTAAGGTGAACAATGGTTGGAGTAATGGTTTGCGGTTCAAGGACAATTACTGATGTGCCTTGGATTGAGCATCAAATAGAAGAGTATCTTAAGTTTATTTATAAAGACCAAGAAGCAAAATATGGGACAGGTGATAGAGATTTTGTAATTATTCAAGGCCTTGCTCGTGGTGTTGATAAGATTGCAAAAGATTGGGCAGATAAACATAAAGTTCTTACTTGGGATTTTCCTGCTGAATGGGGTAAATATGGTGCGTGGGCAGGCTTTAAGCGTAACATTGAGATGGTAGACAAATGTGATTACTGTCTTATTTTATGGGACGGCCAAAGTAGAGGCACAAAACACGACATTATATTGTGTCAATCAAAAAACAAGCCACATAAAATAATTGTTTATAATAACCCACGAAAGATAATATAAGTTCCACTAATTATTTTATTAGTGGAGACTATAATGGCTGAACAGATAAAAGAAGCAAAGGAAGATAACTACGGAGCTTTGAATTCTCAATTTGATGAACTTTTCGCTATGACCGATAAAGCTCGCGAATATGAGGATGACATACTTGGAGCAATCTTTGACGCAAAAGAAGGCGACGATGATGCTGAAATTTTCCTTTTGAACAAATGTAAGAAAATGATTTTCTATACTTTCTGGACAAACTTCATTGGAAAAGAAGCTTCAAAGAAAGTTATCAAAATGAGAATTGCCAACGGCGAATTTGGCGACTTCTTGTCTTTGGTTTATATTGCGTTTGAAAAAGCAATTAAAGCTTTCAATCCAGATGAATATCAGGATATGAAAATTGGAAACTTCCAGTATTACTTGGGACGCTACTTGAAAGCTGAAGCAATTTCATACAACAACAAAGAAGATGACGACCCAACAAAAGGTGCAATAAATCCTGACGGTATGACATCTGAAACAGAAAGCAAAGGCGCAGGAACAGGAAACGCTTGGGACTCAATGGTTGGCGGCGCTGAAGACGAACACGACGCAGACTTCCTTGAAGACTGGAAAGATTTCTGTCGTGACCCAAGAATGAATGAGCCTCTTTCAAAGAAAATCTCAACACCAAGAAAAACTGTTATTGCAAAAGTATTGACTGGAGAAAAGACAGTTCCACAAATTGCAGATGAACTTGGGGTAACAAAAGCAACTTTGTACTCTGCACTTGATATTGGTGATATTTTGAAAGATCACGGTATTACACAATCAGAGATGGCTCGTTACTTGAAGATTGACCCAGATGCAATTCTTGGACCTCTTAATGAGTCAAAAAAGGTTGAAGACAACAAACTTGTAGAAAGTTTCCTTAAAGAAAGTGCACATTATGACTCTAAAGGTTTGATTTATGATATTGCTACAGACCTTAGAAACTTGGATGGCGGTGAAGACTTCCTCGATTTACATAGCAATATTTTCAATCGTGGTGATGCATCTTACGAAGAACTTGATGACCTTGCAAGTGAGTTATTTGAATACGGCTTTGAAGATCAGGCAGAAAAAATTTGGGATGATATTGCACCTGAAAGACAGGGACTTTAAGAATACAACATTGATTGAGCTAGGTGAATCATTTGTTCATCAACTGTATCACCTAGTTTGATTGTGCCGTATTGGCGAATCATATCTTTATTACAGCATTTTGGACAGGCAGGAGTTTCTCCTGCCTTAAATTTTACAATCACTTCTTTTTTACATTCAGGACAAACGTATTTAGCTTTTATCATAAATATCCCCACAAGCTTTTATAATATCTTCTTTTGTAATGATATTAACAAATTGAAATGTGCTTTTATGTATTTCATTATAAGGTAACTTTTCCAATTCTTTGATGTGAAATGAATATCCTTTTTTATACAACTCTGACACTGCCCTCCAATCAAAAACATAAGAACGGCAGTCGCCTCTTGCAACCTGAATGCCCCAAGCAAGGAAACACATTGCATTTGGGATTTTTGCAAACTCATCAAGGTAAGATGCTTGGTGTTCCTCAACCCTTTTCATTGAGCAAGCTGCCATCTTTTTATTAAACTTTGCTTCCAAGTAAACTGGGCATTCACCAATTCTTCCGATAATATCAAAGCATCTTTTGATTGTTGCAGCAAATTGACCGGACGCGTCTGGGATCTTATATCCTATGCCTGCTTCATTAAGTGAATGAATTATAACAGAACAATACTCCGCTTCTGTCTTCATATACAACCTCCAACTAAATATATAATTTAGTTTAAAGACTATGAACGATAAAGTTTTTCTTGAAATACTGCTTGAAACAAAAGCAAATGCAATAAGACATCATACTCCTGAAGAAGCTGCATCTGCTGTTGCAAAAATCAAACAAGCTATCAAAGCTCATAGATTTGAAATTGCAGACAGAGATAAGAACCGTGATTTTATGCACAATGAACATTTGACAAAAGAAACTTCTTGTAAGATTATTGATATGTTTCTTGAGCCAAAAAACTTAATATGTGTTTTACCTAACAGAAACAAAGAAGGCGGTGAATTGTATTTGTTTTCTGTTTGCGTCCCAGTTAAAGATCGAAAAAAGTACATATATCTTAAATGTGAAATTTTCCCATACGGTAAAGTCGTTGCAATCAGTTGGCACGGTCAGAATGAAATGATGCACGCCGATTACAGACAGGCAACAGACAGAACTGAACAAGACGTTAGTAAGTTTATGCGCAATCTTTACAAAAACTGGGAAAGAATATACAATCGTTTTAATGATAATAAAATGATTGATTGTTTACCTAACGGTGATGAAGACATAACAATTATTTTCGAGCACCCAATTGAAGATACAGAAGAATTCCGTAAAAACTTTTGTCGCACTGTCCCAAAAGATTACGGTTATAAATATAAAGACATTGAACATAATATGATAATCGAAGGTGATTGCGTAAAAGTTCATTTGCCGTTTGGAAAATTTTAAGGAGATACACAATGGAGAACAAGTTATTTGAAAACATATACCGTGAGTCAACAATCGGGATGTCAGAAGTAACTAATGAAAAAGATTTGAAGTCACTTCTTGATGCAGGTTGTGATGTTTACGCCCACGGCACAGGTGGCTTCGGAGAAGACTCCGAGGCAAAAGTTATCGCTATGGGTAAAGTCGAAGACCTTAAAGATGAAATATCAACTGACCTTACAGAAGAAGGCTATGACTCATTTGAAGATTGGTTTGAAGACAATAAAGATAATGAAGTCATCATTCTTGACCAAACAGTAGGTCAGATGAAATATAACTATTATGACCTCGGCTCTTACACTGTTGAAGACTGCAATCTTTGGGCATCTGCTGCTGATGTTGAAAAATATTGCAATGGAGATGAAGGCTCAGGCAGTAACGGCGTTATAGGAACTTGGGGAAGCAACCCACTTCCTAACGGCTATAACGGTCCTTGTCCTAACTGCGGCGGTAAAGTTTTTGGCTATGCAAAATTGCCTATGAACATTATGCACGGCGCAGAATACAACATTTGTAGAAAATGCGGCGCTATGTACCCATACAATCCTTGGAGAGAAGGCGAAAAACACGACGACTAAGGCGAATTTTTGAACTATAATGGAGGGGATAAATAAAAAAAAGTATAAGAGAAATTTATACTTTTTATTATCCTTCTTTATATTATTATTGTCAGGTTGGTTGACAGCCTGCATTGAGTCGGTTCTTACCGATGGTTTACGGGGTTTGTAGGTGGACCCAAGGAGCGGGAAACCTTCATTGGAGTTGACAATGGGACTTGCTAAAAAAGAGTTGATTGCGGACCTTGTTGCTGATTATGGTAACGGGAATATGACTCCTAAAAAATACAGTTCAATGTGGGACGCTCTTGCAATGGTTGGCGTGGGCGGACTTTCAGCTTCTACTGAAGAAAGACAACTTCCTGATGGCTCAATAAGAAAAGTTGCTGACTTGCAGGATTTTGTTGGAAATGACTTAGGTCTTAAAATGGTTCAAACTGTTCTTGAAAGAGACAGCGGAACTAACGAATATACAACTTATGTTGCGTAAAAGCGCAGGAGGTTTTTAATTATGATGGAACTTTTGGAAACAGTTCGCCGCGGCTTTGATGCTGAGTTCAATGGATGGCAGCTTTCTTACAACAAGACAGCAGGCGTATTTATTGGCCGCAAAGATGGTAAAATTGTTCAGCGAAGGAACGCAACTATTTTTGCAAACATAATCCGCTAATTATCAGGTGGCATAAATGGATCATACAAAACTTTTGAAGAATTATGTTTTACAAGTTCTTATGTTTAGTGAAAGACTAAACCTCAACTACTATATAAAACTTACAGAAGGTTCTGACTTAGAGAGCAGAACAATTCTCCAAAAGTTTAGTGAGGCTGTTTACGACAATCATCAGTCAGCTGACTTCGTAAAGTTTGTAAACAACTCTTACGCAAAGTTGGCTCCATACATCGAAGACGGAAATTTGACTGTTGCTTCAAATATGAAAGCTTTGGTATCAGATGCAATCAGATTCTTGATTGAGGATTTGAAAAACATTGATAAGCTTGCTTCAACAGGAATTGAAAATGTTGATACGATTAAGCAATTTTCAAACTTGAACATAGAAAGATTAAGAAGAATTTTGGACTTAATCTAAAGTTCTTGTTAATATATTAAATATAAGGGGCTGCACAGGTTTCGACTTGTAAAGTGGTTTCTAACATCAGGTAAAGGTGTCGACCTTAATACGAACAAAAATAACTGCAACAAAACGTTCAGTTTTCGCTCGCAAGAGCAACAGCGTATTCGCAAGAATCGCTGCCTAACCTAAGGGGATAAACTCCCTTAGTTGCAACCCAGACGGCTATTGCTTTCCAAATGGAGTTGTATCACAAAAGAGCAACCTTCAAAAGAAGCGGTTTATTGGTGGCTTCTGAGATTGTATCAACAACCGAACTATAGTTTTTGCTCCGTTCCTTAAGCCTAAAATAATGGAGTTTAAGCCTGTAAAGAAGTGTTAGCGGTCAGTTACATAGGACGGGAGTTCGATTCTCCCCAGCTCCAAAGATCCAAAGTATACTAATTACTTATGGAAACACAAGTAATTAGATATATTTATGAGATTAAAAATTTGGTTAATGGAAAAACTTACATTGGCCAACACACCCTAAGAAAGGGGAGAACTTTTGAGACAGACATTTATTATGGTTCGGGAAGACTTATAAATGCGGCTCAAAGAAAATATGGTTTGGAAAATTTTGAAAAGACAATTGTTATTTCAGGATTTTTTACCAAAGAACAGATAAATCATTTTGAAAGATGTATGATAGCCTGTCAAAAGCTTATTGGCAAAGCAGAGTACAATCTTGCGAGTGGCGGTGATGGCGGAGATCTTTCAAAATTTATTGATTATCGTTCTGACTCATATAAAAAGCATTTGAGTGATGCAATGAAAAAGGCTTATAAAGAAGGTAGAAACAAAGGTTGGTACTATTGCAATAAAAATCACCATAGCAATAAAGGAACAACTGGTTTTAAGTTTTCTGAAGAGTCAAAAAAGAAAATGTCAGAATCACATAAAGGTTCTGCAAACAGTCAGTTTGGAACACATTGGTGGACTAACGGAGTCAAAAATGTAAAATCCGCAACTTGTCCCGATGGTTTTTCCAAAGGACGATGTAAAGTTTAAGGTATTTGTTTCCAAGTTTTTTGAAGCTTCCTTCTGAAAACATCAATGAAACTTGGTGGTGGAGATTATCCCCATAGGGATTGCTTTCGGTTTCCCTCCCTGCTTTAGTTGAGTTCGGACAACTGAAAGTGAAAGTGAAACTTCTTAAAGGTTCAGGATCCCTTTGAGAGTTTGCAGTTTTGACAGAAAACTGCTGGCGGTGGGGTTGAGTGGCTACACTCTCCCACTACAGTTAAGAGTTGATGGTTACTCCTTGACTGTTGTTTTCCAATTTTTCTCAAAAATTGGTGGTGGATAAGTTGTTTCGAGAAATCGGGACACCCTCGGTTTTCTTGCTTTCCTAAAAAGCAAGTGGTGGAGGAACAGAGCGCGGTGCGCTAATCCCCGAGGGTTGATGTTATGTCAACCCTCTATCTTTTTATGGTGGCTTTTATATGGCTCAATTCTTAAACGGTAAAAATCAATTTCATCAAGAACAGTATCACTACTTCGATTTTGTTTTAGAGATACCTGATTTAGAAGAGCTCCCTCTTAACGAAATCGTAATCCGTTCTCTTATGCTTGGTAATTATGCATATCTTATTTTTTATGTCAACTCTTCTGATGGTGTATGTGTTTTGACAAATAAAGATTTAGAGACTTATCAGATAAGTTGGATTGCTGCAATAATAAGCACAGGAGATTATAAAGGAAGAGCTAAAAAGTTTGTATCAGGTGAAGAGTATTATGATTTTTGTTGCCCGCCACAATTCAGATCATCTTGACCACACATATCATCCTTATACTGAATTAAGAGATGAAGAAAAGTCTGTTATAAAAGCTGCTGCTGAAGAATTGACAAAAAAGGACTTTTTCTTAAATGCATATTATTTTCAGTATGTACACGAAGAAGTTCAAGGGCGTTACAATAAGCGAAGCGATGTAACAAGATCAACAGAAACAGAAAGAATCCTCGCAAAAACTCAGAAAGAAGCAGAAGATGTTTTTTACAAAAAGTACCCTAAAAGCTATAAATCAAATTGTGCGCTCTGGGAATCTTTCAAGCCGCTTTCATTTCAAAATAAAGCAGACATTGAGGACTGTGAAAGAAAGATTGAAATGTACAAAGAAAAGCTTGAAAAACTTAAAAAGGAAACACCTAAAGACCTCGTAAAAGTTGAAACAGGCTTTGACAGTTAATATAAAATTATGAAGTTAGCAGATGTGTTAAGAAGAGATGCCAAAAAAGTTGAGTTTATCTTAAAGGCTGTTTATAACGAAGGTTATAACGAAGGTCTTAAAGATGGGAGCAATCACGAATGGCATTATGTAGAAGAGAATGACCTTCCTCGTGAAGGCGAATTGGTTTTATGTCACGGTACTCTAACATCAACTTTCGGTGATAAGCCCATTTGTGAAAAAACTTTTATAGGTTATTACAAAAGCTCAAGCGGTTGGTTTATCAAAAATGCAATTGATGGAGAGTCTGACCAAAGTTGGCCTGTTAATGAGTGGAAGTATCTTGATAAGCCTGTGAAAAAAGTGGAGGCGTAAATGGGCGCATTAAATTGGCACCACATAAGACTTCGTATTTACGATAAAGAAGGAACCCTTGTTGCTACACTTTTTACAACATTGGGTTTACAGTATGAAGATAATATTGATAAGATTGCTCAGGAAGCAAGACGTAATGGTTATACAGCAATCACATCAGTAATAGATATGCTTCCTATGGGGTTATCATAATGTTGGATAGAATTGACCAAAACATTTTTCTTAAAAACTTTTTCAAAGGTTATGAAAAAGCTAACAGAAAGGGTTTTAGAGCTCTTTTTGGAAACGATGTTGATAAAACAATAGACGACCTTACCGAAAAGCTGATTTACGCTATGAAAGAACGACCCGAGTTCTTTACTTTTGTTGTTGATGGCGAAAATCTTGTTGATAAAGATGAAGTAAGAATTCCAATACAAGACAGTAACACACTTGCAGCAATGCTTTCTTATTTTGAGAGAAAGAAATGTGAAATAGAGCGAGAAAGCTTATTTGGCATCCCAGAATTTTTACAGAATATTATTGGTGTTCTTCAAACAAAATACAGTGAAGTTAAAGCAAAAGAACAAGAAGAATTTGAAAAGAAGCGTCTTATCGAACTTGAAAAGAAAGAACGCGAAGAGTACGAAAGACTCAAGAAAAAGTATGGGAACAGATAATGAGAGATTACACTGAAGCAGCAAACAGATATGCAAAGGAAAAAGGCAAAACTGAGCCTGATTGGTTAAGAAAGCAAACAGTCGAGGATTTCACTGCAGGTGCTAATTATGCAGACAAAGTAAATGAAATGACTGATTGTATGAAGGAACAGACTTTTGCAATTATTTCTTCAGATAACAGAAAGAAAATGTTTTTCTGGGGCGGCGCGGAAAAGCCTCGCTTCGGCAGCTTTACTACTGTAAAACTTTACAGAACTGAAACACTTGCAAGAAAGACTCTCGAAGATCGAAAGAGAAGAATGGTTGACCCACTTTGGCGCAATGCTGATGTTATCGAACTTAAAGTCGAATTTCAAATCATAAAAAATTAAACTTTTCAACTGTTTTCTTTATATTATATTTGTAAACTGAATATAAGGAGAACATTATAGCTAATACACCTAATATTGATAAGATTCTTGATAAACTTCAGGTTCGTCTTGACCTTTTGAAATCAAATAAGAATAATTTACAGTATTTTGAAGACCACGGTGACGGCGGTTTTTGGCGTGACCTTACTGAAGAAAAAGCAGCAAAGTTTGCTGATGATGACTGGGATCTTTACGACCTTCAGGTAGGCGAAACATATTTCCTTGTCAAAACCAACGTTGGCATCCGCCTTTTGAACAAAAACGAATATGAAACTTATATGGGTGAAACTCACGTCCTGTATCAAGGTTCATATCAGGCTTGTAAAGATTTTATCAAGGTGGACTAAAATGGCAAAAAATCCAAACTTACCAAAAGCTCCTGAGCACGATATTCGTTGGGGACTGTTGCAGACAGCCTGCGAAGTTAAATTCCGTGATTGGATAATCAATCTTATTGAGGAAGCAATTAAAGACCCTACAAAAAGAGTTGATATTGCCTACACAATTTACGACGAAGTTCTTGACCTCGGTTACGATTACGGACGAGACTCTGCTGAGGAAGATCGAACTTGGGAAGAAGGTTAATATAAATCAGTATGAAAACTCTAACAACATTAAACAGTGAACACTTATCAATAGACTTGGTTAACAACTCTTATATTGATAAGTGTCGTTTTCTTGAAAGCAGATGCGTAATCGGCAAAAGGGAAATCAAAACTGTTTCTCAAATATTAAGAGTAGGTAAAAATACAGTTCACATCAATGTTTGGTTTTGGTATAGCACTGTAAGAGAAGACGAAAACTGCGGTATTGTTATTGCAAGTTTAGTATCTTATCTTGAGAAAAATCAAAGACAATCAATCGAAATCAGCATCCCAAAAACAAAAGATTGGGACCCTGTGTATTTTACTCCTTACGCTCATAATAAGTGTCATTATTCAACTGATAAAGGCAATTCAGTTAATCGCGAAGAAGTTACTGTTGAAGCCGACGGCCCACACGAACATATCGTTGTTAAATGGGAAACATTTCCATCTCCTGAAGAAGCAAGAAAACAATTCAAATACATAAAAAGACATCATCTTGTATCAAAGTTTTACTGGGACCCAATGATGAAAATGTATGACTGCTACTGTAAAGCTTGTGCTGTTGATGGCGTAAGAGTTGGCGGCAATACATTTAAGTTTACTTCTTGGGTTGGAAATCCTGACATTGGTTATGTAAGACCTGTAGGCTTTAAGTGTGATAAGAAAGATGGCATTTTCAAATATGCTTCTTTCGGCGGTGCAGGAAGACTTTATGAACCTGTTGCAGGTGAAGAATATGAAAGATTACAATTTTACTCAGAAAAAGAATACGAAGAGACTGCAAAGAAGTATGAACTCAAAGAAACTTTCGATGAGTTGTGGGAAATAAGACTTCACTCAATCGACTTGTATAATAATGGAAACATCAAAGGCGGCGCTTGGCGACATATCAAGTTTGGTGATGTTGTAACAAATGCAGATGATATGAACAATGCCTGTTTGGAAGCAGTAAACAAAAATGAAGCAGAGCCTGTGTTTGAAAAAGTTGTTACTTTAGGTTGGCATCGAACAAATCCAAAGAACGCAGTAATATGCCCTGTATGTGATGACTTATACACAATCATTTGCCGCTCAGGCTACAATCCACTTCCAAAGTGGCGTCAGACTTTAGAAAGATTAAGAGTTAAATGGTATTACTTTACAAGAAGAATTGCTGTTTACCTTGCAGATAGAAAGTATTATAAGGAACACAAAGATGATTGCTAAGTTTTTTGTTTTTTGTTTATTTTTATGACCTGTGTCATATTTTTTATTTATATTTTTCACTTGGATTGATTGCGGACTTTTTATGGAGCCTTATGGAGAATTCAGCCCAATCAAAAAAGTAATGAAAGAATTCTTTTGGGATGAAGAAAAATATAAATACACTTTTTGGGCTGGGTTTCCTTATATCGGAATGGCTCCTTTAGTATGTGTATTGTCTGCAATTATAACAGCTGTTCTTGCAGTAGTAACACCTATCAAAATTTTTGCTCAAAAGTTTGAGGATAAGCTTAATGAAAATTGATGATAATTGGTGGGTGAACGGTAATTCAATCCTTAAAAGCAAAATGCAGTGGGTTGTTGAAATATCACCTGACGGTACAGGCGGTTGGAATATTCATTTCGGCAAAGGTGAAAAAGGAGACGGCTCTCCTTGGCTTCCTGGGTTTGTAAGAATTACAATCGAACAGTGTATGGAAATATATGACAAGTACAAAGATATAAAATTCTTTGATGACTTGGCTAAACAAATTGAAATTGACCAAAAAGAAGAACCTTTATATTAGGAGCTTTATATGATGGATCCTTTAAGCACAGCTTTGGCATTTGCATTCTTTACAATGGTTTTTTATTGGATATGCTTAGGTGGGCCTATCCCAAGATTTAGAATAGTTAGGAAAAAGATTGACCTTTCAAAACTTTCTGATAAGGAATTGCGTGAAACTGTTTCTTACGAAAAGTATTTTGTTGTAAACACAACAATGGCCTGCGAAAGAATGCAAAAAGAGTTTAAGTCTTTGGTTGGTTTTTTCAAAGACGAATATAAAAATCTCGATATAAGATCACAGTTCTTTCTTACTGCAATAATTAAAGCAGAAGATCTTGAGATTGACGCTCTTTTTGAAAAATGTAAGCATTATAATGAAAACTTAAAAGAAGTTGAAAAGTATTTGAAAAATCACACTTACAATCAAACAGTGATTGACCTTTTTCGCCCTAAGAGAAGTTATTACCTTATAAAAGTTTTACAGGCAAGCCGCGACGCAATTAAGAATAAAGAACAAGTACCTCTTTCTGACACAGTACTTGAAAAGATAGGAGATGATCTTAATGAATTTTTTGAAAAGATTGAAGAAGCACCTAAAGATACTGCAGCAGTTAGCGAAAGCAAATAACTGTGGCTTTTATTGTCCAAACTGTTCAATTGAAAGAAACTATGCAACTGCAGGCGCAAACGCAATTGAAGATGAATTGTATCATAAAACAAAGTACTTCATCAGATGCAAGCGTTGCAATTTGACAACACCTGTTTATGAAACTGTAAAAGAAGCAGAAGATGCTTGGGAAAATGTTTGCGCGTCTGTTGAAGATAAAATGTTAATATCAATTTATGCCGACAAAAAAGACAACTAAAAAGACCACAGCGACAACAAAAGACAATAAGCCTAAAGGTTGCCGCCGTTGTAAGTATAGAGTTGCTCCGCCTAATCAAAAAGGACAAAGAATTCCTACTTGTTGCTTTGGCTACACAATAAATGACAAAGAACTTCCTAAAGAGTGCGGAGAATTATTCACTGAAACTGATTATTATATCATACACCCAGATGAGCCTTAGGGTTCATTTTCGTGTTTTTAAACTAGATTATTGGAGGATTTAATTTAATGTCAAAAAATATTAGATGGCTTGCTTATCAGCCTCTTATCGGTGGTTGCGCCATCGGTGCAGAAAATGCTTTTGGCTGCCCACCTACTGCAGTTCTTGACTATGATGGTGTTGCGAATTCCGAATTATATCTCAATTATATGAATGAGGTAAAAGGCAACAATCTTAAACATTTTTATTTGAACGGCGGAGCTTATTCTCTTGCTGAGGATTTCAAACCTCAGGTTGATGAAGAGGGTAATGAGAAAGTTGTTTGGAATTGGGATATGCCTAAATTTAAGGATCTTGATGTTGTTGTAGGTGTTCCTATCTGTGCAGGACTTTCTTCAGCAAATACTCAGTCAGGCAGCAACTCAAAAATGGGTCGTGGTTCTGATGCTGTTCAGAACAACAATATGTTGGGTATGCTTTCAAATGTTTTGAAATACTTGAAGCCTAAAGTTTACATTTTTGAAAATGCTTACAAACTTGCAACACCTCTTGGAGCAGGCATTAAAGAAAAGCTTACAAAAATGGCAAATGAAGCAGGTTATGGTGTCAACCTTGTAAAAGTAAATACTTTGCATCACGGCCTCCCACAGAACAGAACTCGTACATTTATGATTTGCGTAAAGGACAGCAACGCTCCTTATCTTGAGTATGACGGACCTGCTCCTATCCCTGCAATTATGGACATTATTGGTGACTTGCCAAAACAGCAAGGCGCTTGTCAGGTTCGCTCAGGCGATGATGGTTGGATAAAGTATCTTAAGCACAAGTGGGGCGACAAATACCGTGAAGAGTGGGCAAAGCACAATGCTGCTGCTGACTTCTGTGCTGATGAATGTGGTGAACTTGCTTATGCAAAGCAGTTCTTTGACAGACAAAAAGATAAAGATGACATTGATTACTTCATCTCAAAGAAAGCTCAGGGCAAAGGTTGGATGTCGGGCGCCCCACTTTACTTTGGTACACACAAGCTCCCTTCTTTGTATGGTCGTTCTATGGGTCGTATTTGGCACCCAGTTGAAGAGCGTGGCTACTCAATCCGTGAATGTATGAGATTGATGGCTTTGCCTGATGACTTCCCAGAAGTACCTAAACAGAAGATGGGTATGATTGGTCAGAATGTTCCTGTATGTACAGCACAGTATTACTGTAATGAAGTTAAGAAGTTCCTTGAAGGAAAACTTAACATTGCAGAAACACAGAATGTTGACCAAGACTTCTGTTCTGAAGCAAAAACAAAGCCGAAGAAATCAATCCCAAGTGGGTTCAACAAGTTTATGAAATGAAATAAGGCGGGCTTCGGTCCGCCATTTTTGTTAATATTGTAAATGGAGGTTCACTATGGATTTGACAAAACTTAAAATAGAAGGCTTTCATTATAACCCAGACATTGAAAATGAAATTAAAAGTTGGTCTTATGACCGCGATGACGACGAAGATTGTTGGATTGAAATAAGTGAAGACTCTTTTGACGCTGACCGTCTTATTGTTTCATTTACAGAAAAATGTTCTCCTGTTGCAATTACAACATTTCTTGTTACTGAAATCGATTTTCTTGAAGAGTGGCTTAACAAAACCGTTGAAAATAAGAAGGTGTTTTCCTACTAATTTTTTAGAAGGACACCTCAATGCTTGAAAAAGAAGACTACCAAAATGATAAACCTGTAGAGGTTGCTTATGACGAATTTTCTTTAAAAAATAAAGAATTATATAATGTCGTAAATGCAGCTCTTGTAAGATTTATCTTTGCGGAAGGTTGGAAAGCACATAAACACTATGTTGAAATGTGTTTTGGTGATGACGGTAAATAAGATGTATTTTGCAATTGTAGAAAAGAAAACAAAAACAAGATTTTATTTTGCGGGATACGACTCTTCAAAAAGAGGCTTATGCTCTTGGTCACAATCAAAACTTCAAGCAATAAAAATCGCTGATGTTAATATAATAAAACAATTGAGAAGATATTTAGTAATTAACTCTATCTTCGATACTAACGTCTATCGATTTGAGGTAATTGATGTCAACAACTTATATTAAGGACTTGTATAAAAAGTACTTTGTTCCTGAAAACAAAATTGAAAAAAGAATTGAAAACACTGCAGAGTTCTGCTGTTACCTAACACAAAATCCAGATAAACTTGACCTTATTTACGATTGGATGCTCAATCTTTATTTTAATGGCCTTGACGAAAACTCACAGGTTGTAATGTTTGATGAAGATGTTAAAAGAATGGCAAAAAGTGGGTACAAAGTTATACCTTTAGTGTTCCACGAGGCAATTGGTTCAATCGCAGAAAATAGTCCTTTAGGATTTGTATTAGATGTATGGGACCCAAATTCTCCTGAGTGTCTTGATAATCAGGAAAGAGAATACGTTATAGAGTTGTTAGAAAAAACAAAGTTAAAATGCGATGAGTATGCTTTTCTTGATATGAATTGGGACTACTTTTTTGAAAATTGTTGGAGAACAGTTCTTCACGAAGTATTTGAGTATTATTACGGTACATCATATCAGAGAGCAGTCGACAATCCTATAAATCAAAAAGTAAACAAAATCTTAAAAGATGAAGGCCTTGAATTGACTTACATTAAAGAATTGTGCCCAAAGCAAAAGTTAAGTTGCATTGGCTTTGATATGTCAAATGTATGGCCAAAAGTTCCTGCAAAAGATCTTATTATTCATTTGACAGATGAATTTCTTCCTGCCGTTTAGTTAAGACTAATTTTATTATGGCAGAAGAATTTCTTAAAAAAGTATATGACCGTTACTTGGGTTCCGACTATGAGTTCGGTGATTCTGACTTAAACCCAAAAAGAGAAATTTCAAAAACTAATCTCGAAGAGCTGGAGTTTGAAGAAGATGCAATTATGGAAAAGATTGCAAATCGTCTTCGTGAGCTTCACGCGATGGCAACATCTCTGCCAAAATATAAAGTTCCTGAAAAGATTGATAACGATGATTTCAAAACTGAGTCCTCAGGCGCAGGTTTAGGGCCTGACCCAAACCCTGAAGTAAACGCAAATGAACTTGCGATGAAGTTGAGTTTGGGCGGTGACCCAACTGACTCTCACTTATTGCTCCCAGGTGGTGGACTTGATACTCAGGTTGACTTTTTGATAGGTGAACTTGAAGGTATTCTTATAAATGTTCTTGCAGTCTCTCCTCCTCAGCCTGGGCCTGGGCCATTCCCAGGAGGTGGTGGTGACTTAACACAATTATATAACCCTGGGTGTGATGACTTCGATGAAGATGGCGATGAAGAGTTTGACGACCAAAGTAATCTTCTTGATGACTTGAAAAAAGGTATCAATGCATCACTTAATTCTGATGGAAACGGTGATGACGATGACAGTGATAATGAAAATGACGGAGCAGGTGGCGGCGGAGAAGCAAAAAAGAAAAGCGCCGCTGAGGCAGCAGATGATTCCGTTGGTGAAACAAACGCTAACAGAGATGCTGCAGCTGCCGAAAGAGAAAAAGAAGTTATCGAATGTATCACTAAAGAGTTGCCTATATTATCTGCAATTCTTGCGATATTAAAAGTTGTAAATGTTCTTAAGAAAGTTCTTCTTTTAATTCTCACAATTGTTGTTCCTATTGTAAAGATGATTACTTTCGCTGCTCAGTGTTGGATTAACCCTCCTGCTGCAGGACAAGTTATTCAAATGGTAGCAGAAAAGATTGCAGCTTTACTTATTTCAGCAATCGGTGAAATTTTACAAATGCTTTGGAATATGTTGGAACTTGATTGTAAAACAGAACAAATACAGTCAGTACTTGACCAAATAAATGAAGTTCTTTCAGGTATTTCAAGTTCAATCAGTTCAACAAAGTCAGCAGTTATTAGTTTTGCAAATCAAGGACAAGCTTTAGGTAAAGAACTTGCTGATGCATTTGATAAAGATGAGTTTGAGCAAGGCGCTGAAAACTGGAAAAATGAAGTTAAGTCTTGGGCAGAAGAGGATTCTTGGAATCAGGGTAAAGAAGCACTCAATCAAAAATTATTTGGTGGTGAAGGCGTTACTGGCGCGGGACTTCAAAATCTTATGTCAAAAGCTCTCCCACAGGGTATTAAGAGTAAAATCAATAATGTTCTTAACAGCACAAAAAAGGTTGTTGATAATACAAAGAATGCAGTTAAAGAAGTTGATACTGAAGATAAGACAGGTGTTCAACAAAAACTTAACGACCTTGCTTCATTCTTAGGTCCTTTCAGTGTAAAATAAATATAAGACTAAATTATAGAGGTCATTGATGAGATTAGATACTTTTTTTGACGGTACCACAACAGATTGGACATCTCTCACAGGTGCAATCGAACAAAAGGCTGTAGTAAACGAAAACTTTTTCAAAAAGATGTATGATGCGGCGGGAAAAAATCCACGCTTCAGTACAGTAAAAGATCAGTATGGAAATTATGTAAATGTTCCTATTACTGATACAAATGGCACAGGTGCGGTTGCAAACGGTAAGAACGAATGGACTTTATCTGAATTTTTGAATTTGCAAAAAGCAGGTGAAGACAGTGCAGAACTTGCTTCTTACCTTGACCTCAAAGGTTGGACATTAAGATCTCTTGGCGATGATGCAGGTGAAAAGCTCAACAATCAAATAAACACTCAAGCAGCTTTACAAGTTATTCAAAACTTTTATGATATGTATATATCTCCTGTAGGAGAAACTGATGCAAAGTATCGTCTTGGTGAAGTTACAGGTAAAGCAAAGCCTGGGACTGTAAATAATCAGACTGATGAATTTGGCCGTTTGAGAACTCGTGCACTTTTCAATTCAAAAGTTAATTATAAGGAATGGGAAGGCACATCTCTTAAAGATAAGTCAGAGTATTATTCTGTTATTTGGTTCCCTCCTTACGCGCCATTAAATATAAAACCAACTTCTTGGAAAGGTATAAGTACAAAAAAGTATGATAAAGAGACAGGCCTTGAAGTTGATAACAATGGCTATCTTCTTGACGCATCAGGACAGCGTATTAAGTACAGAGGCACTGATGGTAAATTGTATTACAAAAAGTCTCAAGGTGAGACATCTTCTGTAAGTACAATGACAATGAAAGATTACCTCGAGCAAGCAAAGAACAAAAGACAAGAAGAACTTAACGCAAAAAATGAAGAATTGCGTAAAGATGGAAAAGAGGTAACTGTAACTGAAGCTGAAGACACTCGACTTGCAATTAAAAACGAAGAAAATAAATATTATGATACTTATGATATGAGCAACGGACTTGCTGCTCGTTCTTCTTTTACATATCGTGCACCTGGGTTTAAGGCAATTAACGATAACATCAATATGTTGCAGTGGGTTCTTGAAGGTATGTCGGGTATCGTTTCAACATATCTTACAGAGTGGGACATCTCAATGTATCTTCAGGAAGGTTTGGTAACAAACACTGAAAGTACTTTACCTAACATCATAATGTTGACTCACCGTTTGGACAAAGATAACCCAAATCATTATGGTTGGGAAACAAGCGGACAGCCTGATGATAGAGCTGCCTCTTGGGGTGTTATCAACTGTGCCATCTCAAAAATATATGGAGACAATCATAAGTCTTGGATAATCAATGCATATCCTTATTCACAATGGCATACATTATATCCTGACCCAACTGCTTTGTCAGGATGGCTTGATAAGATTACTGCTCCTGATGGTGCAACTGCTTATGTACCTAATTATTACAGAATTGCAAAAGCAGGTTTGCGTAATTACTTGGAAGGAAAAGACAATCACGGAAGAATAAGAGGTGACTCTGTTCAGAACAGATTGATGTTCCAAGACTTTGAAGGCGCTGCTCTTTCAGGTTATAAAGAATGGAACTATGGTGGTAAAATTTGGAAAGCATTATACACATCAGAAGACGATGGTTTCTCAGATATTGATATTCTTTTCTTACAAACAAGTATTGGACTTTATCATAAAAGAGACTTAATCGAAGATGTTCAGTTAATAAATTATCAAGTCGGCGGAAACGGTGAGCCTTATGACGGCTATGATATGATAGTCGGCGGTAACGATGCTTCAGGTAATGGTCAGAACACAGGTTATTCTTTCAACGACCCAGAAGAAGGTTCAGGTGGTAACAAGTACTGCCCAGGCTCAGTTTTCAAAGGTGCATTGACATTCTTAAATATGTTCAATAAAAGGGACTCTTCAAAGAACTCTGCACTTTCAAAAGCAGGTGCAAATGGAGACGGAAGTGTTGACCAAAAGAATACTTACGGGACAATTCAGGACTCTCTTGGAGCAACAAAGGCAGCAAGTTCAAATGATGCTCTTGACGAAGGCGCTGAACACGCATACTTATTAGGTACTGATAAAAAACTTGTAGATAACTCAAATGGCGTTGGTGTTCCTCAATACAACCCAACACTTTATGGTGGTCCTCACTCTTATTACCGTTCACCAAAATCATATCAATCTTACTATCAGGAAAACAACATTTTCTTAAGAAACGTTCCTCGTATTGATAAATGTCCTGACAACTTCAATCACGATGCAGATGGCGACATTACTTGGCCATCACTTCCAAATCGTCAAGATAACTATTATTACAAAGGAAACGAAAAGTGGTGTTCAAATGTTTCAGCTGTTGCAAATGGTGAAAGACAGGCTTATGAGCAATCTTGGTCAGCAGGTCTTGCAAGACTTAAAAAAGGACATCATAGCACAGGTGAAGTTCCTGCATACCTTCGTGTAAAAGTTTACAGCGATGTTGAATTCTATGCACAGCTTGAATGGCACTGGGGTTGGAATTATTGGTACTGGGGTTGGTGGGATTGGAGATGGGTTCGTCCATCACATTACTCAAACGGCGAGCCATATCATTATGAAGGCTATGGTTGGTGGCAATGGTTCCATAAAGAACTCGGCTTGACATCAAATTGGTGGTGGTACGGCTGTTGGAATCACGGTTGGTACAATTACTATTGGAGCAGATATTATAATTACTCTTGGTACTATCACTGGGAATGGACAGGCAGTTGGTGGGGTTGGCGTTTAAAGGTTTCTTATTATGCACCTTGTCAAAGAGCTTGGCACTATGAATGGAAGTTTACAACATTCAAAAGATATGTACTTCATTCAGAGCCTAACGCACCTTGGAGAATTGTTCAAACAAGACACTATGAGTCTTACTTGCCTAACAACTCAAGCAGCGTATTTAAGAACGCTTGGTATAATTCTTACAGAACATTATTTGGTTACTCAAGAGACTATGCATACTTATTTGCAACGCAACCTAATGAGGATTATGAATTATTTGTAGACGGACCTCAAGGCGGCAATTATTCTCAATGGAGCATTCTTAATGAAGCTACTTGGCAAGTGTTGAATGTTTACCAAACTAATGCTGAACACAATATTATGACAAGTATTGTTGACTGGTGGGGCGGTATGGTCGGCGCGCACAATAAAGCGTTCTTCTTAACAAGAGATGAGCAGGGCCGTCCTGACTGTTTATTCCGTGCTGAAATATATCATAATCAAAAGCCTGTTTATTACTTCTGTTTGCACTCAAGAACATATTCTTCAAACAAACGAAAGTATTGGTGGGAAAGACACTGCGGTTGGAAAACATATATGTCTGTTAAGTTGTATTCAACTGATAGATTCTGGGCAGGACTTTCAAAGCCGACATTTACAAATTATGGTTCTGTAAATAACGGTGAAGAGTCTATCGGTGTATCATCACCTCCTATTGATGGAAAAGTAACACCTGAAACAGCAAATAACTCAATTCTTTCTGTAATGGGTGCAGGCTACACAGGCACAAACTGTAGTGAAACAAGAAAGACTCCTTATGACCTTATAACAGGAATATCGGGAAGAGAAATTCCGTTATTTGATACAACTATTGTAAGAGATGGTATTGTAGGTTCAGACCGTATGATTGCATCTTATAATGGTATTTCAGGCGTCGGTATTATCGGTGACATCCCAGGTCTTGACTTCGAAGCAGATGATGGCGCGGAAATTTATTCAAATAAATGTTGCTCTAAACAAAAAGCTGCTGATATGAATGGCAGCTCTTGGATGGATGTTGCTTTCAAAAATATAAGATTCCCAATGTGGCAGATTTCAGGATGGATAAATAAAGGCGAAGTTACAATCAACGGAAACACTTATCGTCCTGAAGGAAACGGTTTTGCCATTTATAGAGAAATAACACCTCCTAATTGGTGGCACGCAATGATCCTCAATATGGGATTGAGAAACACATTCTATCGTGGTGATGCAAACGGTCCTTTAAGAGTAAACTTTAAGGTTCTTCAATATGGAATTGATGTTGAAGGTAAAAGTTTTGCTGATGCTCTTACACATATTGAATCTCGTGGATGTACTGTTCAGTCAGCAGCAGGTTCATTTAAGATTAAAGCAAGTGACATCAGAACTTACACAACAGTTAAACGTTTAGTAACATTGACAAAGAATGGCGTTGAGTGTACAGAAAATCACGACATCGTAGATACTGTTTACTTGAAGAATGCTTGGTCTGCATTGAAGTATTACTTTACTTCTTTTGATATTGCTCCAAGATTCTTATACAACATTCTCGCAACACAAAAAGGTTATCTCAATTTTGCTAAAGACTTTATTTGTGGTAAAGATGAACACGGTCAGTACATTGTTTCATTTGACTTTATTCGTAAAATGATTGAAGGCACTGCGAAGTCACCTGGGCTTATATCACCAAGAACATATTATCTTGCTGACCCAAAAAAGAATTATATTGCAGACCCTAATGGCGATATAATTATCAACGAAAAGACAGGTTCTCAAAGTTCTCTTAGTGATGATGGAAGTCTTCCTGCAGGTTGTATCAAAGCATCTTGGTGTGAAGACATCTATGGCTACAATCCTTGGATAAAAATTGCCCGTGAATGGTTCTGTAACAGTCCTTCAGAAAATCAAAGATTACACGATGACTTAGGATTGGTACTTGACCAAAGAAAAGAAACAATTCTTAAAGTAAAGCGTTTACTTAAGCCTTATCTTTATATGGATATGGGTTCATATTCTTATAACAGTATGAACACTGCTTGGAAATCAGTAAATGAGTTTATTGATTTGAAAGCAAATGAAGAGCCTGAAAGATTCTTACTTGCTTACCTCAATGTTTTGTATGAAGCAAGAAGATACTTTATAAACAAGAGATGTAACAAGCAAGACGGTACTTTGTGGATGTGCCGTCACCTTGAAAAGATGTTGCCTCAAGTTGTAGGTTCAGCTGTTGCATCTGCAGGTTCTATTGATATGACTGCATTCCAAGGTAAGTCTTCAAAGATTGATGTTTCTTTCTATGAAATACAAAATACACTTGCTATGAAAGCAGATGTTCTTAAGAAACAAGCTGCAGGTTCAAATGCAGAACTTGAGCCTGATAGAATTAAAACTGTTTATGTTAAAGTTCAATATGTTTCTTATGAAAGATACTTGGCTTGTCAAGAAAAGCTTAAAGACGGTACACTCAAACGCACTGACGAAAGAGTAGTTCCTGTTCAGCCAATATCTTTTGTAAAGAAAAGAGACGGCACTTTCAAGAATAAAGCAAATGGTGACAAACTTGCTGCTGATGAAACTTGGAACGAAAACGGTTGGGCAATCAGAAATGGTAAGATTAAATATGCAGTTAAACCTGAAGATGGCGTTTATAAATTGTATTCAGTCGAAAAGCACCGTGATGAAGATAATGCTGCAAAGAAACTTCAAAATCCAAACGGTCCATACATCACATACGGTTATGATGATGCAAAGTGGAACATTGATTGGAGTAAGATGGCTGAAGATAATCAAATCCTTTTCAATTACTACGGTGGCGTTAATACTTCTGCTCTTAAAGATTTGACTGCAAGTGGTGAAAAAGATCCACAAGCACTTCTTTGTGGAGCAAAGCAATCTGCTGATTACTGGATTGTCCCTGTTCAGAGTGCTTTACCGAGAGCAATTGGTTACCGTTCTCAACTCTCACTTGAAATGATAACAGACGGAAGTATTGGTATGGAAGGTGTATCAACAAAAGACAACCCAGTTGCTTTGGTTGGAGCTTCGGCTTATGCTATGTGGCCTATCATTGAAGACCAAACAGATATTATACCAAACAACGGTGACTTTGCTCAAATTATGAGTGGTTTAGGAGCTTAAACTAAATAATATAAATGTCGGAGGTTTTATGACAATCAATTCAAAGTTACCTTATTACAAAGATGAGGTAAAGAAAGTAATTAAAGATGAGTATGTAGCATCAAAAGTTGTCAACTTACTTCAGAGAGCTTTCTCTGATGGTGTAGTTTCTATAATTCAATCAAATGCAAAGAAGAGCGCGAACAAGACTGAAGCCATTGAAAATTTAAATCAAAACATTTCAGACTTCTATGTTGAAAAGAATTATGATTTATTGTTTGAATACTTTTTAGGCGTGATAGATAATATTACGAGAGACGGAAAACTAATTTTGAGTTATCAGGATGTTGCCAAAGAAGATTTCAAGAATATCATAAAAGCCATTTATGATATGGGTTTAATTGCGGGTACTCAAATTGCTCAGGACCCAAAGCAACTTTCAATCTTCTTTGAAAACAGGGAGAAAATTGAAAGTGGAAAATACTAAGGATTACTCTTTTACAAAATACTTTTATCAAGTATATGCTGAAAGAGTTGGTGTACCATTGAATGAAGATTCGCGTGCTTATATCTTAAGTGTTTTGAAAACAACAGAGCCTCATACAAAGTATGACAACAAAGGGCGGCATTCAGAATACTTTACATTAAGAGTTGAAGATAAATTGATTACGATTGTATGTGACGCTGATACACATAAAATTATTACTTGCGTTATTGAAACACATCATCGTAAGGAGTTTGAAAACTTATGAAATTAGTTTTTAAGGACGTTAAAGGCGACGAAGAAAGAATGCTTTTTATAATCATTGTTGATGACGATGGTTTAGAAGTTGCAAAGTATCCTATTTATTTGACAAAAGAAGCATCTGAAAAGTTGCCTGTTCTTCAGGAAACATTTACAAACATTAAAGACATTTTTGAACTTGTTTATAATTCAGGAAAGAAAAAAGAAGATCTTGAATTTGTGCTTGAAAGTGTTAATATAAATTAAACTTCTCAGAACTTCTTTTTATATTATTATTGGATAACTGGGAGGAAATCTGATGAAACGGAGGTAATTCAAATGAGTGCAGCTTGGTTCAAAAGAACAAATGTAGCCGATGCTTGCAAGACAGTTGAAGGCATCCTAACAGAAGAATTCGTTTCCGAAGTTAAAATTGAAAAACTTGGGAACGGAGGTATTATCAAGCTCAAGGCTTACGCTTGTGAAGATGATTGCAGAAAACTCAACGAGTTGCTTTACAATCAAGGCTGGGCCAATGACTTGGAAACATTATCTAAAAAATGAATACAAAAACAATAAAAATTGAAAAAGAAAAAGACATTAAAAAGTGTCGCAAAATTGATGATATTTTCTATGTAGCCGAAATGATGGGTTATGATGGAAATATTATGCCCAGAAGTTTTGAAGGTTCAGTCGGCTTATCCTGTGTGATATGTGGTGAACAAACAAAAATTATTGGTGAAAGAGCTTTTGCGAATTGTAAAAATTTAATACGTTTTGACGGGTTTCCTGAAATTATTGCGAAGGAAGCTTTTTCTTTTTGTTCACGATTAAAGAACTTCAATTTTTCAAATGTTGCAAACTTATCAGAAAGTTCATTTGCATATTCAGGCCTTGAAACAATCGACATCCCAAGCAATATCAAAAACATTCCAAACAGCTGTTTCGCAGGGTGTCTTAATCTAAAAACAATCAACTTAAATGAAGTTGAACATATTGAAGATGAAGCTTTTCAAACTTCAAGCTTAAGATTCATCAAAATACAAAATCCTTTAGAGATGATTGGCAAAAAAGCTTTTGAAGGAAGTATGCTTTTGACTGACATTTTCGTTGAAAGAATTTTGCCGCCAAAAATCTATTCTTCAACTTTTTACGGTTGTCCTATTCATAACATTTATTTTTATTCTGACATTCAAGCTGATTTCTTTATAAGAGATAAGAATTGGTCTAAGTATCAAGATTACTTCAAAATCATTTCACCTAAAGATGCCAAGACAATTATCAATGACTTAAGGAGTCTTTAATGATACACATAGACAACTATAAATTATTCAAACTAATAAAGATAGTGTTTCCCGTTAAAGTCATTTGCACTGTTCTTTTATTGTTAATATTCTAAAATATGATAGACTACAAAAAATATTTCCCGTATGATAATATTCGTCCTGAGCAGGAAAGAGTGTTGTCTGAAATTGTAAAAAACTGGGATAAGAAGAAGTATTTTATTTTGCAGTGTGACGTTGGTACAGGTAAGTCAGGCATTGCAAAAACAGCAGCCAATTGGTGTGAGAATTCTTTTATTATTACAGAAACAAAACAACTTCAGCAGCAGTATGTTGATGACTTTGCTCACGAAAGAAATATGGTTTCTATCAAAGGCAAAGCAAATTACCCTTGTGATAGAAATGGCCGTCTTAACTGTGAAAATGGTCCTTGTACATTAAGAAAAGCAAGCGCAGAGCCACCTAAGTGTATGTTCACTTGTAAGTATTATTCTCTTCGAAGAAAGGCCCTTGAGTCTCCAATTGTACTTACATCTTATGCATATATATTCCGCGCCTTCGATTGCAGCAGTTTATGGAAGCCAAGAAAGTTGATGGTTTTTGATGAATGCCATCTTATTGAAGATCAGCTTATCAATTTTGCTTCTTTTACAATTGACCCAGAGCATCTTGATAGAATGTATGGCTTGTTTGACAATCATCCTGATAGAGAAATGCACATTCAACGTTTTACTGAAGATGGTTGGACAGAAAGTAATAAAGCAAGATTTGCTGTTACCTATGATGCAGTTGTAAATAAAAGAAATGAATTGTTTGATATGATGAAAGAGGAGATGGGTGAAGAAAGTCCTGAGGACCTTGATGAAGATACTCTTGACATCTTATCGAAAACACATAAGCTTTATTACGATATTGATAAACTTTACAAAAAGATGGAAGTATTCAATTATCAGAAAAAAGATGATTGGATCATTGCTTGTGACTCTGAAGGACATTTGACATTTACTCCATTAAATGTTGACTCTTTGTTTCATAAGTTCTGTAACAACTGGGCTGATAAGTTTATCTTTATGTCTGCAACAATTCTTGACACTGATGGCTTTATAAAAGAATTGGGTATCGACCCAGAGCAGTGTCTTGTTGTAAAAGTTGAGTCCTCTTTTGACCCAAGTAAGTCACCTATTTATTTTATGCCTTGCGGAAGTATGAGTTATCAGAATATTGAAGAATCTCTTCCTAAAGCTTGTCAGGCAATCGACTTTATTATGCAAAGGAAGCCAAATGATAAAGGCATTATTCATACGGGCAATTATAAAGTTGCTGATAGAATATGGAACAGCATTCTCATACATAAACAAAATCACGACCGCTTCTTGATAAAAGCAAGTGAAGATGTAACAAATCAAAACCTATTGAAGATACACGAAAGATCACAAAACACTGTTCTTCTTTCACCTTCAATGACAACGGGTGTTGACTTAAAAGATGACTTGTCAAGATTCCAAATTGTTGTAAAAATGCCGTTCTCTTCACTTGGTGACCCAAGAACAAAAAAGAAGTCTGAAATCAATTCTGATTGGTACACTTGTCAAATGTTGAAGAACTTGGTTCAAGCTTGTGGGCGTTCAACCCGTTCTGCTGAAGACCATTCTGCAACTTTCATACTTGACTCTTCATTCAGATACTGGGTTACAAAATATCAAAAGTGGCTCCCTAAGCAATTCTTACAAAGGATAAAAGGCTTTGACTAAACTAAATTTATATGTTTAAGTTTAGTGATGGCACTCTCATTGAAGGTCAAGCAGATCTTGTTGAAACATTAAAAGTAATTACCCAGCCGCAATTGATATAGGACTTGACCCTTATAAAGTCTCTAATCTTTACTGTGATGACGGTTTTATTGTTGTTGATAATAAATCTCCTGATGTACAGGTTTTGAGACGGTCTGCTTATGAACATATTCTTAATCCTGAAAAAAGATTTAAGTTTAACTACTTTTCTCATATCCATCCTCATACAATTGACAATAATCGCTTCTTCCACGAGATGCACGATGTGGATGTTTATAGCGTGTTGCGTAAAAGTCCCACATCTTTAGTGTGGGGCATGTAGCAACACAAAGTCGTACTTTTGCTTTACGCCCAATGCTACTAAATATATAAAAGTTTATACAAAATACAAAGAAAACTTGAAATGTATAAACTTTTGAGATAATATAATACTAAATAGATATGGCAAGAAAACTTGAAAGTTCAGCACATTCAAAGCATCTCATAATGTACCACTTGATATTCGTGGCAAAGTATAGAAGGAAGATATTTTCTTTCCACGACTTTGGTGACGCTTTGAAACAAAAGTTTCTTGACATTTCTTCAAACTATGACTTTTCAATAGATACAATAGACTTGGACTATTCTAAGCCAGACCATATACACATTCTTGTAAGGAGTATTCCTACATTGTCACCAGACCAAATAGTAAGAGTTCTGAAACAAGAAGCAAATATCTGGGCTTGGGATAACTATGGTCCTTGGCTCAAGAAGTTTTACCATAGAAGTCATCATCTCTTCACACGTGGATACTATTGTGGTTCAGTAGGAAATGTTTCCGCAGATACAGTAGCAAAATACTTAGAAGACCAAGGGAGGAACGGATGCTAAAAGCGTATAAATATCGTATCTTCCCTACAAAGGGACAAGAAACATTTCTATGTAAAGAACTCGGTTTGAAAAGACTCTATTGGAACATCTCACTTGCAAATAAGAACGCAGACCATTCTTACAAGCTTACTTCATACAAAGAAACATTTTCAATGTATAAGCCAGAAGCACTTGAATGGTGTAAAGAAATAGACAGTACTGCTATGGCAGACGTTTGGAACGACCTAACACAAGCGTTCAGAAACTTCTTTGCGTCTTGCAATGGTACAAGAAAAGGAAAGTTCGTAAAGCCACCAAAGTTCAAGTCAAAGAAGAATATGAAAGAGTCTATTGGCTACACTGCTATGGCAAAGCCAAAGTTTGTAAACGGAAAGCTCTTCATAACAAGAAAACTTGGACTTCTAAAAGGTGCATACTATTGTCAGTTCTGTGAAGGAAAGCTAAAGAACGTAACTATAAGCAGAACTGCTACTGGCAAATGGTTTGTATCTATTTGTGTTGAAAAGAAAGATGAACCCAAGAATAATAACGGCAAAGCAATAGGAATAGACTGGAACTGTAGGGATGACGTTTTCCTTACTCTAAGCGATGGCACGAAAGTCAAGTGTCCTCGTTTTCTAAGAGAAAAGGAAAAGCAGTTAGCTCACTATCAGAAACTTTTGAGCAAGAAGTTTGTGAAAGGAAAACAAGAACAGTCTCAAAACTATTACAAAGCAAAATATAAAGTTGCTAAACTTCACGAAAAGGTTTCTTGGCAAAGACAAGACTGGTTGCATAAGTTGTCTTACGACTTGGCACAAAAGTATCAGTATGTCGTTGTTGAAGACATCAACTTGCAGTCTATGGCACAAATGCATCACGGAAGAGCAGTTGGTGACCAAGGTTTTGGTATGCTAAGAAGTATGATAGCCTACAAAACTACTTTAGTGAAAGTTTCAGCAAAGAATACTTCTAAGACTTGTCATACTTGTGGGTATGTAAACCCAAATGTAGTCTTAGGGGTTGAAAAGTGGAAATGTCCTGTCTGCGCTTCTGAACACGACAGAGATATAAATGCAGCCCTGAACATCTTGAATAAGGGTGTTACTAGTCTGGGCGTAGTAGGCAGGGAACGAGCCGAAAGTACAAATGCCTGTGAAGAACCACGAAGTTCTGCGAAGCAGGAAGTCCACGTTGCCATCGAGCCTTAGTTTCGGCTCGTAAGCAACTATGGAATGTCCCAGGTCTTTAGCCTGGGGCAGCGTTCAATATAAATAAATACTAACTAATTATAGTTAACTTCGTGGGAGCAATATATGCTTCATTATATGGGAGAATAAAATGAGTGAAAGATTTATTGAGGTAAACGGCCACAAGCTTTATCACATTCGTGAAAGTGCTTTACGTTTATCAAACAATGATTACAAGCTTCTTAATGAAAACGAAATCCCAGCAGAGTTAAAAGAATCGAGAGCATATAAGGCAAATGTAGGTAAGCACTTTACAGAGTCTGAAACTACAGGTGCTTTGAAAGCTGCTATCAAACTTCGTGAAGGTACAACTAATCTTCAGGAAAGAGCAGTTTTCGATAATGTTATCAAGAAACTCCGCGAGGAAGGTATTTCTTCAGAAAGAAAGCTTTGGAAATTCCCAGTATCAAGATTTGGTAATGTAAATGGCAACGGTCGTATTTATACTGAACAGTTGTGGCGTAACGTTATCAATAATCAAAGAGATACTTGGCAAGGTGGTTGTGGTCTTGCAGATCACCCAATGGACGACGCTGACCCAGGACAGTTCAAAACATCAGCCATCGTTTGGCTTGATATGATTATTGATACTGCCAACAAATTGATTTGGGCTATCGGTACTTTCGTTGGTGAATACGGACGTCTTGCACAGGAAATTATTGAAGCAGGTGGACGTGTAGGCTTCAGTTCATCAGGATTCGGTGAAACACTTTCTGATGGTAAAACTGTCGACCCAGATACATATATCATTGAAAGAGTGGCTGATATTGTAACAAATCCGTCACAGTCAGTTTTCGGTGACATTTCTTCAGAGCAATCATACAACCCTGGGAATGTTGAATATACAAAGCAAACTAGGGAGTCTCTTGAGACATCACCTAAGTCAAAAATTATAGAAGGAAAGGAAAAACATATGAAAGTAGATGCAGTAAATATGGACGAAGGCAAGATTGCTACTCCTGAGACTAAACTCGAAGAAGGCAAGACAGCTAATGTAGGACCTGCTACACTCTCAAAACTTGAAAGAAAAGTAATTGAGAAGCAGGTTGAGGCAATGTTGAATGAAACTGATAACTCAGCTAATCCAATGGAAAAACTTACAGAAGTAAATGAGCTTCTCAAACTTGTAAAAGAGTCTAACGATGAAGAACTTATCAACAAAGTTCAGGAAAAACTCGAAAAGACTCACGCTGAACTCACAACACTTGTTGAGTCAGCAGCAAATGCAAAGAAAGAATTCGGTGACCTCAACGAAATGGTTGAGAACACAAAAAAGAATCTTCAGATTGGTGTTCTTCTTAACGAACAGGTTGCAGATTACAAGGAACTTTGCGAAGGCTTGACAATTCGTAACCGCGAACTTGCAAAGCAGAACGCAATTCTTGAGTCTAAACTTGCCCTCAAAGAAAACCACATTGCAAAGACTGAAGAAACAGCTAAAAATGAAAAGATTGCAGAAGAAAAGACTGTTGCTGATTTGAAAGCTAAACTTGAAGAAGCAACATCAAGCCTTGCTGAAGCTGAAATGAAAGTTGCTGCTCTTACAAAAGGCAACAAGAAAATGGAATCTGAAAACGGCGTATTGAGAACTCGTCTCAACCACGTTATGAGCAACCTCAAGATTGCTAACGAGTCAATTGCAAAAAAGGATAAAGAAAACAAAGAACTCCTTGAAAGCAAGAACACATATCGTCAGCAAGTTATCCGTTTGCAGACAACTATCAAAGAAAACGAAGCAACACTTGCTGCTGAAAAGCAGAAGTTTGAGGAATACAAACAGATGAACAAGCCAAAGTTGAACTTTGAGCCTGCACATATCGACTCTGTTTCAAAATACCTCAACATCCGTGAAAGCAAAGGCCTTGCAGTTGAAAACTACTGGAACGACCTTGTATCACAGTACGGCGAAGCTGTTAAGCCATTTGAACGTCAGATCCGTGGCGCAAAAACATACCACGAAGCATTTGATGCTTTCTTGAAGTATTTGCCAAGAATTGATGAGTCTGCAGGACAGGCTGAAGCTGCTTCTTGGGACGAAGGTGTAGGTACTTATCGTGAAAGACAGCAAAACCTCGAAGACGCAGGTATGGAAAAAATGACTGAAAACATTGATGAAATCAATGCAATCGAACTCGAAAATATGAGAAAAATGGGATTGATGTAATAATCAACCTTAAATAACCGAAAGGACAAATTCGCAAGGATTTGTCCTTTTTTACATCATATTTGTAAGCTCAATTAAAGGAGGGTATTATGACAAAAGCTGAAAGGGAAGAGAAGTTTGAAGCTCGTGTTCACAAGGAAGCAAACGACGCAAAGGTTGCAGCAGATACAGCAATTGCTGAAAAGAACAACGCTCTTGAAGTTCGTAAAGCCGAACTCGAAGCTGCTCGCTTGAAGGAAGTTGCAAAGTCTGAAGCTG